CGCCATCCTTGGACGTGGTGCCGACGAACTTGAGCCTCATGGTGATCACCTTTCGCTCCTCCCGGCCGATTACCGGGCTGCTGCGCACGGTAGCGCCGGGGCGCCGAGATACAGAAGACCGCCCCCGCCCGGCACTTCGCCAGGCGGGGGCGGTGAGGGCTCGGTCCTTCTTCTCAGGACAGGCCGGCGAACCAGCCGTTACTGGAACCGGACAACGTGCCGAGGCTGGCCGGCATTGCCGTGGTCTGCCCCGTAGCGGCCGTCGCGAAGCGGGCACTCCCCGCGGTGAGCTTGTAGTTCGCCGCAGACTGCGAGACACCCCGGAGGAATGTGGGCAGCGTGGTGCCGTTCGCGAACCAGCCGATGAGGTAATCCCCGGGCAGCAAGTTGTACGGGCCTCCGAGCAGCGGCATCGTCTTCGCGCCGCTGGAGGCCCAGTTGGTGGACTGGTCGGCGGTGGATGCGACAAGCGCCCCGGCGCTGGTGTAGAGCCCAGCGAAGCACTCGCCGGCGGTGAGGGACGCCCCGGCCGCCGTGGCGAACAGCTCGATGTTCGTGGCCGAAGCGGCGACGGGGACGTGGACTCGGGCGACGTTGACGGTCCCTGCCGCTGCGAGGATCGTGCCGCTCGCGCAGGTAGCAGGGTCCACGGTCCAGGTGATGAGGCCGTGGTCCTCCGGAGCCCAGTAGGTCCGCGGATGGCCGTGATCCCACGGAGCCGCGAGCGGGCCGGAGCCCGGGCTGCCAGGTGTGGCCGCCTTCTTGGGGATGTCGGTGGTGTCGATCGTGGCGGCCACGCTGGAGTTCGTGGTGGCCCACCTCAGCACCTCACCGACGGGCATCACAGGGATGCCGCGCGAGACGATCCCGGAGACGATGGATTGCAGGTCCGATTGCAGGATCTGCGTGGCCGCGGTCGGCGTCGTGGTGACGACCTCGTGGAACGCGAGGATCAGCCAGCTCCCGTTCGCCTTGCACAGGTCGAGGTCGCCGCCCGCTTGGGTGAGCTGGGTGGGCAGGTACGACCCGGCGAAGGAGCTGATCCCGCTGATCCGCCGGGTCCGCCACGGGTCGGACATCGGGAACGTCTCTTTGGTCTTGTTGACCGTGGTGACGGCGTGCGCAAAGTACTTCTGGAGAATCGAGGTGGTGTTGACCCCATCGGACGTGAGGCCGTACGCACCCTTCGGGTAGGCCAGTAGGTCGGCCCCTCGAAAGCCGTTCGCGACTGCGTAGGCCTTCAGGGCACGGGCGTCCGCGTCAAGCTGCGCCGCCGTGACCCCGGTGAACGTCGCAGCGTGCACTGCGTCCTGGTCCGCGTGGACCGCCAGCTCCCAGCCACTGTCGTTCTGGAGCTGGGTGAGCTGGGCCTGTGTGAGATGCCCGGGCGTCCCGATGAGGCTGGCGATCGTGTATGTCGTCGCCGCGAACCCAGCGGCGTCCAGCACCTCCCTGCCGAGCGTGATCGCGTCCTCGTAGGAGTCGTCCCAGGTGAGCGTGACCATTCCGTGTGGGAACGTCAGCGTCCCGTCGGGGATGAGCTCCACGCCCTGGAGGTGAACCGTAGCCGCGTTGGCGGAGCCGCCGCCGATGTCGGTGATACGGAAACGGACGGCTGCGAGGCCGGTCCGGGCGCCGGCGCCGTTCTGGGCGGCGTCGTGGAACGACAGGCTCTGGGTGACCCAGTCGCCCGAGGTGTAGTAGTTGCTGCCGCTGGCGCCGCCCTGCATGGTCCAGGTCCAGCCGTTGCTCCAGCTGGTGTCGGTGCAGATGTCGATCTCGAACGACAGCAGGGTGTTGATGTTGGCGATCTGGGCGGTGATGCGCGGCACCATGCCGGTGGAGCTGGCCGAGGTGACCGCGCCGTAGACGTAGTAGGTGGCACCGTCGCCGGGGGTGACCAGCGTCGCGCACTGCGTGCCGCGGACGCAGGGGGTCGTGGTGTCGTTCGCGGTGAAGGTGGCACCCGATGCGACGAATCCGTGGCCCGGCTGGAACTCGGTCAAGATCGCGGACGGCTGCGGCTCGCGGGGCATCCGGTAGGTCGGGTGGTAGATGATGCTGGTGTCGAGGCTCAATGCAGCCAGGTATGTTGCTGCGGCCGAGGCCTCTGCGGTGGCGATGGCGCCGGCCGCGGCCCCGGCCGCGTCGTAGGCTCCGTTCGCCCGGGTCACCTCAGCGGCGACCTGGGTTCCGGTGTAGGCCTCCGCCGTAGTCACCGCGCCGGCGGCGGCCCCCGCCGCGTCGTAGGCCGAGTTCGCACGGCTGACCTCGGCCGTGATCTTGGTGTTGGTGTACGTCTCAGAAGTGCTCTGTGCGGCAGCCGCCGCGCCTGACGCGTCGTAGGCCGAGTTCGCTCGCGTCACCTCGGCGCTGACCTCGGCGGCGCTGTACGCCTCCGCCGCTGTCTGGGCCGCCGCTGCCGCTCCAGCAGCGTCGTAGGCCGCGTTCGCCCGGGCCACCTCGCCGCTGATCTGGCCGCTGGTGTACGTCTCCGCTGCTGTCTGTGCTGCGGTCGCCGCCCCGGTGGCGTCGTAGGCCGCGTTCGCGCGTGTCACCTCCGCCGCGACCTGCTGCCCGGCGTACGTCTCCGCAATGCTCTGCGCGCTGGCCGCCGCCCCTGCCGCGTCGAACGCGGTCGCCGCCGCCGTCGCGGCCGTTCCCAGCCCGAGGTTCTCTCGGGCCAGCGGCGGCGACTCCAAGTCGTCGAGGTTGTTCGCCACCAGCAGCGCCAGGCCGCCGCCGCCACTGCCGCTGCCGGAGGACGAGCCCACCGGTGCCAGCGCCGCGAGGTCGGCTGTCGGGCTCGCCGCCGGCAGCGTGATGCTGAACGGCTGCCGGGGCACCGTCCCGTCCCGCCACGACTCCACCACCGTGTACGTCCAGCCTGACGGCGTCACCCCGGCCGCATCCGTCGCCAGCAGGTGGATGGTGAACTGCCCAGTGGCCTCGTCCGGAGTGGCGACGATCGGCCCCAGGATGGTGATGCCCGAGCCAGCAGCGGCCACTGCGGACGGCTCGGGGGTGAACGTGACGGTGCCCAGGCAGGCGCTGCCGTCGGCGTGGCTGTACTGGGCGAAGAGGGCGACGGTCTGTAGACCGGTCAGCGCCACGAAGGGCCTCCTACGGTGAGGGGAAACGGAAAGGCCCCCGCCCGGCGGAAAGCCGGACGGGGGCAAGGTGTTCAGTGGTGCAGGTAGACGGCACCGATCTCGCTGGCCGTGACGAGCGCAGTGATGCCACCGGCGGTCATCCACACCTTTCGCTCGACCGCCTTCAGCCGGTCGGCGACTCCGGCCAGTGGCCCCAGCCGCTTGTCGACGACGTCCAGGCGCTCGTCATGGCGAGCCAGGGCGGCACGGTGCTCCGCGTGCTGCCGGTCGGACTGCTCGGACCGCAGGACCAGGAGCGCCAGCGAGCCGTTGATCTCCGCCAGCCCCCTGCCGAGCTCGCCGCGCAGCCGTTCCAGCTCCAGCGCCGTGGCGTGGTCCGGCTGCGGCGGTGCGGTCACTCCCCGGCCGCCGGGGGCGCGACGGGGCTCACGCTCCCGCTGGTCGACACGGGCGCCGCGGGCTCGGCCACGACGGTCGCGGCCGCGGTCGGTGCCGGGGCTCCGGCGATCAGGTGGAGCTTCGCGGCGAGCGCCGCCCACGGGACGACCGGGGCCCACTGCCGGTACGCAGTCTCCACTGCGCCGACGGCCGCGCCGATCAGCGCGTCCCGCCCCAGGTGCGCGGTCCCCAGCGCGGCCAGCTGCGCGCCGGTGGTGACCAGCAGCAGGCGCCCGAACCGCGCGGCCTGCTGCGCGGCGTGCGCGTCGGCCAGCTCGGCCCGCAGCGCGGTGATGATGTTGCTCATGGTGTCCTCCCAGACATGACGAAGGCCCGCACCGTGGCGGGCCGGATGGGGTGGAGCCGGGGATGGATCAGGTGGTGGGCGGCTCGGACGCCACCAGGGTGTGACCGAGCGCGGCATACGCCGCGGCCGCGCCGGCCTCCGCTGCGGCGGTGATCTCCGCGGTCGTGATGCCGCCGCCCTTGGACAGGGCTGCCAGCACCGCGCCCTGTGCGGCCACCTGCGCCGCGAGCCCGGCCACCTGCCGGGTGGTCGCGTCGTAGTGGCCGTCCAGGTAGTTCAGGTAGGCGGACACCGGGATCTGGGCGGCGTTGCCCTTGGCGTCCTTGCGGAACGAGCTGGTGACCGTCGCGGCGAGCAGCGTGCGGGCGGTGAGCTCGGCGTCGGCCTGGGTGAGCGGCATCTCGTCCTCCGGAGTGATGTGAATGAGCAGGTCGGCCAGCGTGCCGTGGAACACCGAGGCGTCACAGAGGCCGATGCCCGGGACCGTGCGGGCGTCCGTGTACTGCCACAGCTCGTGCGGCAGCCCGGGCTCGATCGGCCCGTACGCGGCGAGCCAGACCCGCGGGTACCCGGCGGCGGCCAGGCCGTGGGCCTCGTAGAAGGCGAGGCCGGAATACAGCTCGACCGCTTCGGCATGCTGAAGCCGAGCAGCCACGGTGGTGTACCAGGCCCGCGCCCGGGCGGCCTGGTCCCCGGCGCCGACCTCCAGGTCGCAGACCGGCCACTCGCCCGGGCGCAGAGACCCGACCAGGTCGCAGAACTCCCCGGCCTGGACCGCCGCGTCGCGGTCGGCGACGACGTACTGGTACAGCCCCAGCGCCTGGATCCCGGCAGCGTGCGCCTGGTCCCGGTTGCGCGGCCACTGCGCGTCGGCCCGGGCGCCGTTGTGCGCCCGCACGATCGCCGCCGGGTAGCCGCCCGCGACCAGGCGCCGCCAGTCGACGGTGCCCTGGAACTCGCTGACGTCCGGGATGATGAGGTCACTCACTGGCCAAGCCCCCTTGCTGCCCTGCTGGCGGTCGATGCGGCCTCCGCCGGGCGCCCGCCAGTTCGTGCCTCGCGCAGCAGCTTGAGTTCCTCCAGCACCGCGTCGTGGGTCTCGCGGGCCTGCCGCTCCGCCGCCCGGCCGAGCACGCCCTGGCCGACGGCCAGCAGCGGCAGCGCCACCAGCTGCACGCAGTTGGACCAGTACAGCAGCGTGGTCAGCGCGGACGGGAACAGCAGCGGGAGGAGCCCGTAGACGAGCAGCAGGTAGAAGGCCCACATCGTCCCGAACAGCCGGGTGGCGTGGACCGCGACCCATTCGTTGAACCTACGGACCCGGCTCACCGGCCCACCTCGCGAGCGGGAATGAAGTGGGCAGGGGCCTCAGTGTCGTCCCGCCGGTCCCGGACGGCCTGCCACAGGGGCTCCGGCAGCACGTGGATGCCGTACCTGGTCCTGTGGTGGGTCGTGCACAGCACCTCCAGGTTCCCCGGCGACTCCACCCAGCGCTGGAAGTCATCGTCGTCCTCGAAGTGCAGCCCCAGCCGACGGGCGACCTTGTCCCGGTCGGTGCTGGGGATCTGGCTGAACTCGACATGGCTGTGGTGCAGCTCGGGCCGGCCGTCGCAGAGGTCATCGTCGATGACGCACTTCCACAGGCCCTGCCGCTTCAGCCGGGCCTTGGCCTGCTCGAACAGGTGGTAGTGCGGATCGTCGTCGCGGTCGAGGTGCGACTCCACGTGGAAGGACAGGTGCAGGGTCAGCAGCTGGTCGTGCGCGGCGACCAGGCGGTGGGCATGCTCGGGCGGGGGCATGGGGGCCTCCAGACATGGAAAATCCCCGCACGGTGGCGGGGATTGGGGTTGCTGCGGGGAGAGGTCAGGTGAACGAGGGAGGCGTGCTGGTGGTGTCCGTGGTGTAGGAGGTGTCCGTGATGACCTCCTTGGAGACGGTCGCCGAGGCCGTTGTGCCGGCAGGCCACGGGAGGCCGTTGAACGCCTCTGTGAGGGCGAACGCCATGGCGTCAGACATGCCTCCGCGCGAGACCAGGGTGAAGCTGGCCATGTTCATGGTCCCGTTCGTCTCCTGGTTGTTGAAGCTGAAGTTGTAGTTCGTGAACGTGTCGGTGGTGCTCATGACGGCATCTCCAATGCGAGTTGGTGTGGACCGGCTGGCTCCGGTGGGCGCTACCAGCCGGTGGGTAGCGCGGGCCCTGCTGGCAGCGGCACGGTGGGCGGCGGGGCAGGTGCGCAGCCGCACTGAGGCAGCGTGAGAGCGTTCGGACCCGGGCAGGTGGGTTGGTGGATCATCGCGGCGAGGTCGAGCGTAACGGCATGTGCCGCGCAGGCATACACAGCGTCGGTCCAGGTTTCCTCAACGGCGTGCTGTCGTTGCCACTGCACCACCGGTGCGGCCACGCACCCTGTGTGGCCACACGCCAGCGTGCTCGGTACAGGCATGGTCACGAGTCCTCCAGGGTCAGACGTGGACGAGCCACGCGGTCAGAGACGAGCACTGCCCACTGACAGATGAGGTGGACAGGCCAGCGCCGCTCGTCTGGTAGCCGTATGCCTCGATGTAGTCGGTGCTGCCGTTGAGGTAGACCAGCCCGGCGGCACTGACCGTTGTGTACAGACCGGAGGCCGCGGCCGCGCTGCCGAAGGCGCCTGTCACGGTGGTGGTCCCGTTCTTCAGAATCGAAGCTGAGCGGGCTCCGGTCGCGTTGGTGGCAAAATCCAGGGTCGCCATCACCCAGTACCAGCCCGCGATCTGGCCGGTGTATCTGCTCGTGTTGGTCGTGGTGGAGTGGCCCGCGTAGGAGTCGACAGTCGCGCTATCCATCGTGATCGGGACACTTGTGCCGCTGAGCAGCGACTGAACCGTGGCCTGGTAGAGCGAGGCGATCGGCGGCCCGAGCAAGAAGGTGAGGCCGTTGTAGAGCTGGGCGTTGAGCAGCGCGGCGTTGCCGGTGTCGCCGACCTGCCACTGGTACGGGATCGGGGCTGCGAGTCCCGTCATCGGCGCCTCCGGGCGGCTCTCGGGCAGCACGGCGACCGCCGCACCCGGGTGGGCGGGCGGTCACGGCACTGCGACGGGCGGGGGTCAGTAGGTGACGCGGGGGCTGGTGGTGCTGAGCGTCGCCCCGGCGTCGAGCGACGCGGGGAAGTTGCTCGCGGGGAGCGCCGGCAGGGTGTAGGCCGAGCCCAGCGGCTGGCACACCACCGACCCGGCCGCGTGGGTGCTGGCGAGATTCGCGGTCAGGGTGACGGCGACGCTGGTGTATCCGGCGACCGTCGTCGCCACGCTCTTGACCGTGGCGGACTCGGCCAGCGCCGTGCCCTGGCCGACGGTCAGGACCGTCCCCGCCGGGAGCACCGCCGCCGCCGGGTTCAGCGAGCTCCCCGTCAGCGGCCCCAGTGTGATCACCGGCTGCCCCGCTGTCGCCTGCACCTGGAGCGTGCTGTGCAGGCTGCTGACAACCCACCAGTTCATGAACGGAGTCGCCGAGGACAGCTGAAGCGACGCCTTCAGGTTGCCCTGGTCATCGCCGTTCCAGGTCAGCTGCTCCAGGAACTGCTGGGCCACGATCGACGGGGCGGGCGCCGGTGGCCGCCGGGTGACCTGAACCCGGCTGCCGAACCCGAGCGCGAGCACCTGTGACCACAGGGCAGGGTTGCTGGCCGGGTCGATCGTCAGCTGGGCCAAGCGGGTCAGCGGCTGGCCGTACTGCTGCGCGAGGTACTGCGCCGCGTACTGCGGGACCGTCTGGTCCTGCACGTTGATCGTCCGCTCCAGCGTCCGCGGCGCGTACGCCACCGACGACACCGGGTTGGGCGCCAGGGCCGTCGGATACTGCGGGGAGCCCGGCGGTCCGGAGTTCGCCACCGACACCTGGTTGTAGATGTGCGTGGTGTCGTAGCCCGTCGCCACGTCGGTGAGGTACGGGATCTCTCCCGCCGCCTGGGCCTCGCCCAGGAGCACTGCGGGCGCGGTCTGGTAGTACCGCCAGGACCGGGCGGCGAGCTGCACCGTACCGCTGGCATCGGCGTAGACCTGGCCGTTCTCCGAGTCCCCCACCAGCTGGAGCGCGGACATGGCGTCCAGGCCCGCCAGGTCGGCGCCGCCCATCGCCGTGACCGCGTCCATCGTGCCCAGAGGACCGCCGTACCCGGACAGGGTCAGGATCCGCTGGGCCCGCGCCGCCGAGGTCTCCCCGGCCCAGCCGGTCGCGAAGCCGGACGCCAGGTCACCGAAGCTGGGGACCTGGTTCGTGGGGATCTCGCAGGCGTAGGCCAGGTCCCCGCTGAAGGCGAGCGAGTACTGGTTGAGCGGGCCAACGACGTACATCCCGATCGTGTCCGAGATGATCCCGGACGGCGAGCAGTTGTTGGTCGAGGTCCCGAAGTACCCGTTGCCGTCGACGTTGCCGTCCAGGCGCATACCGCCAGGGCTGAGGATGATGGCGGCCATGTGCCAGTTCCCATCGCACACATACACCGGGATCGAGAAGGTGATGTTCTGGTTGGCCGTGTTCGACACGGTCACGTTGACGTGCCCGCTGGAGTCGATGACCAGTCCAGCGTGCGATCCGGTCGGGCCGGTGCGGTCCGAGGCCATCCACAGCGTCATGCCGGAGCCCGAGGCTGGGACGGTCGTGGTCCGGAAGCAGATGATCCGCGTCCAGCCCCCCGACGGGGGCCCGTTGGGCGTCCCCAGGTTGATGAACGTCCCCGCCTGCTGAGTCGTCGTCGGGGTCGGGTTGGCCAGCGTGACGACCGGCCCAGTCCCCCCTTCGAAGCCGGTGCCACTGACGCCGTTCCCCGACGTCAAACTCCCTGCCCCTGCACTGGAATTGAGGATGTTCGCACGGCCATGCTTCCCAGTCAGGTCACGGAAGCCGGAGGTGCCCACCGGCTCGTCGAGTGGGTACAGCCGGTCGGGCCCCAGCGCCAGCAGCTGCGCCTCAACATTCGGCTGAAGCGTGAAGTCCGCGAGCGAGGCGAGGACATCTACGCAGGTAAGGTCGACGGTTCCGTACGTGCCCGACATGTCCCACTGCTGCGGCCAGCGTTCGACATACCCGGCCCACAGCGGGTACACCACCCCGGGTGCGACCCAGGGCGACGCGGCCGCCGCACGCTCGAATTGCCACCCCGTCAGGTATCCGGTCAGCGCCGCAGCAACCGCACCCGTGTTGGAGACCGCGGGCCGCGCCCACACGGCCCCCGCCGGAGCCACCCCGCTCACCACCGCCGGCACCCAGGCGCCGGACACCACCGAGACGGCAGTGCCAGTGCTGGTCGAGAGCAGGGCTCCCGACTGGGAATACCAGTAGATCAGCGGGGTCACGCTGACGGCCGCCGTCGCCATCAGGTATAGCGACGACGTCCAGGACTGCCCGGCCGTGACGGGGGACGCGTTGAAGTCGGAGGTCGCCCAGCCGTTGTTGTAGCCGAGGCCGAAGACCGCTGCGCCAGCGGCGCTCACCGGCACGCCCCACGTCAGGGCGGTCGTCAGCCCCACAGGAGCCGCCGGGCTGACCGTGGTGAAGCCAAAGGTGCCGCCAGTGGCGTTCACGTTGAGGGTGTCCAGCCCCGCGGCCATCCCCTGGGGCAGCACGTTCCGGGTCACCGGCCACGTCGCGGTGAGTCGGCACGGCACCATCGGCACGACGTTCGGCGCGTACGGCGACGCCGTGTTGTCGGGGTCGAGCGCCCCGTCCAGGTTCCACAGCGACAGCGTGAGCTCGCCCGACTCGACCTCGTCCAGCTCGTATTGTCGCCCGGACTGCTGAGCTGACCACGGGCCCCGGAGCCTGGCCGTCAGGTCCGTCCAGTACGGCGTCACCGCGTTCGAGGCGTTGCTGTTGAAGGCGACGGAGTACCGAATCTGTGGCCAGGACGGCATCAGGCCGCTGGCGCCCATCGCGGTGTTGACGTGCTCGATCGATGCCGACTGCCCGGCAACCGTCGCCGACCCGGCGCTGAAGGACGCAGCGACGGCACGCGGAGACCAGGTGTACGGGATCGATGCGAGCTGCGTCCATGCCTGGCCGTCCGGGCTGGCGTAGAACAGCCACGACCCGGCCGCCTCAGCCAGCGCCCACCAGGCGTGCGTGACGGGGCTGTACGTTGGCAGCGTCACGGTGGTGGCGACACCGGCGGTCACGACCACGGCCTGCCACAGCGTCCCCGGCTGGCAGAGGAAGTACGCGGAGTCGGAGGCGTCGGCAGCCACCTTCATCAGCGTCTGCACGACCTGGCCACCGGTGCCGCCGGGCGCCGGGGTGACCCGCGCCGAAAGCACCTGGCCAGTCGCCTCGTACGGACCCGCGGCGCCCAGGACCGGGAACGCGGTCGTGGCCGGCACCGTCACCCGCCCCGGCGCCGCGAGGGTCACCCCGGCCGACGTCGCGCTCCACACCGCGGTGTTCAGCACCCCAGCCATGAAGGCATCGACGAGTGAGCCGAGAAGTGGGTTGTTCATCTCGACCTCCCGTCAGCTGGCTGCATAGACCAGGCCGGTCGTGGGGTTCCGCCTGCCGTACCGCAGGGCCTGCGTCTGCATGATCTTGAAGAGTTGCTTGCCGTCGACCTGCACGACGATCGGCTGGAGCTGACCACCGCCGCCCTGCCCGGCACCGGCTCCGTTGCTGCCGGCTGCCAGTGCCCCGTACGAGCCGGGGCTCCCACCGATCGTCAGGCCAGCAGCGGCGGCCAGACTGTGGGTGGCCATCCCCACCTTCCGCGTCGAGCCCTTGATGCCGTCCGCGACCATGCTGCCGATCTTCGCCCCGGCCACGTCCGGCGAGCCCGAGCCGCTCAGCGGTCCCTTCTTGGCCGGGCTGAACGGGAGGTAGGAGCGGATCTCCGAGGCGATCGACTTCATCGCGCCGCCCGCGCCGCCGAGCATCGAAGTGATGCCGCTGATCAGGCCCTTGATCAGATTTTTGCCCGCATCGAGCAGGAGCGTGCCGAAGCCGGAGGTCGCGCTCAGGATCAGGTGGACCAGGTCCCCTAGGCCTTGCGTTGCGAGCTTCTTGACGTCCGTCCAGGCGCGGCTCCAGTGGCCGGTGATCAGATCGAGCACGATCCCGATCGTGTTGAGGGTCAGGTGCATGCCGAGACTGATCACGCCGGAGATGATCGTCCAGGCGAGTTTGACCGTGTCGCGCACAATTCCCCAGGCCAGCCGCCAGGTTGAGACCAGGTTGACGAGCAGTGGGTGCAGGTAGACGTCCCAGGCGATGGTCGCTGACGTGGAGATGGCCAGCCAAATTTTCGCCCAGACGGCGGACAGTTCGGATGCGTGGGCCGACCACCAAGCGGTCAGGTCCGCCAGCCTGGCCTGGATCCACTTGATCACGTTGTTGTCCAGCCAGCGCGCCAGTGCCTGGACCCCGTGGACCATTGAGGACCAGGCGGCGAGGAAGTCGGCCTTGTGGGCAGTGACCCAGCCGATCAGGGCGCTGATCGCGGCCTGCGCCAGGTGCAGGGCTCCCACCAGCACTGTGCGTAGGAAGCTGGCGACGTCGGTCACCGCTTCGCGGAAGGGCTTGAAGTGGGTGTAGGCGTAGATCGCGGCTGCGGCCACGGCGGTGATCCCCAGGACCACCGGGTTGACCTCAATCGCCGTCAGCGCCCCGGCGACGCTCCAGAGCGCGGCAACGAGCACGCCGCCGAGGATTGCGGCCAGGCCCTGGACGGCGCTCTGGTGGGAGGTCAGCCAGCTCAGGCCGCTGCGGGCCACTCCGAGCACCTTGGACAGGACCGGCAGCATCTCCTGACCCAGCTTGACGCCAAGAGATTCCAGACCGCTCTCAAGTTCATGCGTCTCCTGGCTGACGGTCTGTTGAGTGGCCTGCCATGCGGAGCCGAATCCCTTTGCGCCTTTCTCTAGTTCCGGGTATTTCGACATCATGCGGTCGTACTGTCCCATAAGCACGGCCAGACCGGCGCCTGCCTTCTTCCCGAACATATCCGTAATTACCTGACCCTCCTGGGTCGCGGTAATTCCGGCCGCCTTGAAGTGGTTCTGTAGGTCCGTCAAGGCCAGCTTCAGGCCGCCCTTTTGCATGTCTTCCGACAGAGTGCTACTGGTCATCCCGAACTTCTGCAACCACACCGCAGCGGTATTGACTGGAGCAGCCAATGCCTGCACAGACATTCGCAGGTCGGTGCCCGCTTTTGCACCCCGGATATTATTATCTCCGAATGTCGCGAGCGCAGCGCCTACGTCATTCAGAGAAAGGCCGTAGCCTTTTACCACCGCGAGCATTCCAGTACCCATGGCGTCAGCCAGGTCCTGCATTTGCATATCGCCCGAACCGACAATTGCATTCAGTGCGCCCATTGCTTGGCCGTAATTCTGGACGCCGGGAATTCCGCTCGCGATAGCGGCATCGAGTGCATTCTGAACGTCGACCAGATCTGCGTGACCGACTGCCGCGCCCTCGGCGCCGGTCTTCAGGATGTCCAGCGCCCTCGCGCCGGTGATTCCCGTGGAGGCGAAGGAGCTTTCGACGTGGTACAGCGCCTCCGCCAGGCTGTCCGGACTGTCGCCGACCTGCCCCGCCAGCCGCAGAACCCCGTCGCCGAGGCCCTTCAACTGGCCCTTGGCCACCCCCGCCTGGGTGTTGAGACTCGTGATCTCCGAGTTGAACGCCGTCGCGCCCTTGATGGCCTCGAACACGCCGACGCCAGCCGCCGCGAGCCCGAGCACGTACGTCTGTAGGGCACCCGCCGTCTCCCCCAGGGCGGCTGACGACTCACCGGCCGAAGCGGTCGCCGCCCCGCCGGCCTCCGTTGCTGCCGCTGCACCCTCAACGCTGGCGGCGCGCACCTCCGTTGCCGAGGCCGTGGCGGCGCCTGCGGCTGACGCGAACCCAGCGTCCAGGCCACCGAGGGACTCCGTGGCGGTGGCCATGCTGACCTTGACCGCCTCCGCCATCTCCTCCGCTGCCCCGGAGATGGCGCCGAAGGAAGGCGTGGCCGCCTCGGCCGTGCCGGTCGCAGCCTTGGCGAGCGCCCGGAGCGCGGACGCGACGCCGCGGACTGTGGTCTTGACCGTGGTCAGCGGGTCGACGATGCCTGCGGCGAGCTCGACGGCCGCATCCAAGATCACCTTGAAGCTGTCGGCTGCGACCCGGGCGCTCTCGTCCAGCGCAGTCGCCATCTGCCGCGCCGTGGCCGTGATCCGGCCGGAGGTCTCCTCACTCAGGTCGGCCGCTGCGGTGAACGACTCGGTGAAGGGATCAGTGAGGCCTCGGAGGGTGACGTAGAGGTCGCCGACTTCGCTCGACATAGCGCCCCCCATCGGCAGTTGTGGAGATCCGGTGCGGGAGGCGGTGCTATCGGGCTACGGTCTGCGTGCGGCCGCCACCGGGGCAGCCCACAAGGGGGTCCTCGTGAGCGGGCGCAGGGGTGCAGGGGCGCACCCGATGACCACAGGTCAGAAGGTCGGCGTCGGGTTCGCAGTGTTCTGCGTCGTCGCAGTCGTGTATGCGCTCATCGCGCCGAAGGCGGCCACCACCACGACCGCCTCACCACCTACTGCGGCGGCGGGCAGCAGCGCGCCAGCAGCGAAGCCGACGACTGCCCCACGACCGACAGCGGCGAAGGCGCAGGCGTCGCCGGAACCGACGTTCGTCTACCCCGGCGACGCTCAGTGCGCCATCACCTACCGCGACCGTGGCGACGGCACCATGAGCTGGACCGCTACCGTCACCGTGGCAGGTGAACTGATCACGCACGCGGGCGACTCAGCAGGCAATCTCTACCCCCACGACACCCAAGTCGGCGTCGGCCAGAGCTCGTTCGCGGCTCCGGTGCCGCTCTCCTCGATCACCGACGTCGGGGGCAATCTCACCGGCAGCGACGGTACGTCGTACGGCTGCTCCGTTGCCCCCGCGAAGTAGCTCAGCCCCAGGAGATGTCGTTGAAGACGTCCAGTACAGCCACGCTGACGGCAGCCTCCCCGATGGCGTCAGCGGCTGGCTTAAGCCAGGGGTAGGTGATGCCGTGGTCGCCGGTCTCCAGGTAGTAGCCGTACCTGCTGGAGTCGACCCGGGATCGCCACCGGGACGAGTACTCCGGGTAGTGCCCCCGGCGCGGGCCGACCTTCGTCGCCCAGCCCTCGATCGACCGCTCGACCGGGTTGTGGCCGATCGACTCCACGAGGGTGCCTGAGATCTGCGCTGGGCCCTCGCCCGGCCGGGCCGGGGTCGGGGTGCCGTAGTCGTGCTGCCCGTTGCTGGCGTTGGCCCGGGCTTGGCGCTCGATCGCCTCCGCAACCGATTCCAAGCCCTCGGCCATCCGGAGCGCGCCCTGCTCGGCGACCCGCGCGAGGATCGCCCGCAGCACGCCAGCCTCCAGCTCGGCCATGACCTACCCCCTCGCTCGCTCCTCCGCTGCCGCCCGCGCCTCCCGCTTCGCCGCCAGCAGGTCCCAACAGACTCTGCGCACATACGGCGGCGTAGCCAGCATCTGCTCCCAGGACCACTTGAAGGTGAGCATCAGCTCGACCCACTGCACCTCAACGGGGACCGGGCCAGATCCCCATGTGCCGCCGTAGATGCTTTCCGCAGGCCACAGCACATCGTTGAGGTAGCTGGAGTCGAGCTCTACTGAGGGTTTTGGAGCTCCCGGAAGGCGGCGCCGATCGCACCGATGACGCCCAGCGGCGCGTAGGAGAGGCCCTCCACGGTCGGCGTCGCCGGCAGCAGGGGCGGCACGTCGGCCTCCGACCTCGCGTCCCAGATGCACCAACGGCGAAGCACCTTGAGCATCGTGGTCTTGATGACCTCAGCGTCAGCTGCTGTCGGTTCCCCGTCGTCGCCTACGGAGATGCCTCGCAGGCCTCTGCTGATCTCGTCGATCGTCTCCGAGGCCATCAGGCCCGGGTTCCGCATCTCGATCCACGGCTCCGGCAGACCCTGGAGGTGGAACTGCGGCAGCTTGATGGTCGTGATGCGCTGCGCGTAGCCGCCCTCCGGGACCTGCACCGACGGAGCGACGGACTGGACGGCCTGGATCTGCGGCAGGGGCTGCGGCTGGGCCTGGGGGTGCGGCATGTACGGCTGCTCATAGACCGGCTGCCCAGCGGCGGGCGCGAGGAAGGCGGTCGGCACCGGCTGCGCGGCCGCGGCCGCGGCCGGCTGCGGGTAGTCGGGTGTACTCATCTTGCTGCTCCAGGGTGTGAGGGGTGAGGGGGTTGGTGTCCCGGCGTGCTGGGGGCGCTCCCCGCGCCCTCACACGTCAGCGCCACAGCCGGCACGCCGGGAGAATGTGGGACCGCCGTCAGTAGGCGGTGGTCTGCCAGTTGGCGACGACAGCCTGGACCACGCCGCCGTCGACCGTGTTGGCCACGCCGGATACGGAGAAATCCGCGTTCGAGTACGGGCCGGACAGGTCCCGCTTTCCCTTGAAGACCGCGGACTTGCTGCTGGTCAGCGTCAGGGACTGGCCGCCCCGGCTGATCGGCTGCTGCAACGCCATCACCAGCGGCAACTGGGTGTTACCGGTGAACAGGCCCAGGTCGAGGCTGTTCTCGTAGATGGCCTTCAGGGTCCCGTCGTACTCCAAGGCCCCCGCGAAGACCTCGCGCGGGCCCTGCGTGCCATCCGAGCTCGCAATGGCCTCGACCGCGCGCTTGAACGTCGCGTCGTAGGTCAGGCCCCTGGTGGACGCCGCGCCGCCGATGGTCTGCGTCCACGACCAGCCGAGCCACGGATCGTAGGCGGTGTACGCGCCGGTGGCCGCGGTCTGCGGGACGGACGGAGCTCCGGTGGCCTTCAGTGAGAGGCTGACCGACGCCTTGGGGTCGATCTTGAGCCCGACCTCGGAGAACCGCACGTAGGAGCAGCTCACTGTCGAGACGGTGTCGAAGTACGTCAGCGAGTAGGTCGGCAGAGCGATTGCGGGGTTCTGCTTGAAGGTGTGGATGGTGGGTGTCTGGACCACGGCGGAGACGGCGTGGCCGTACGCCAGGCCCACGCTCGCGCCCGCCACTGTGGTGACCGTGTGGACATAGGGGCCCGTACCGGTGGGCGCGCCGACCGTGACGGCGTACTCCTGGAGCGCGCCCGTGTCCAGGCGGATGATCGTGCCAGCCGCCAGGGAGACAGGCAGCGAGACCACAGTGGCGCCGACCGCGGTCAGCACGGACAGCGTGGTCGACGTCCCCGCCGTCACCACGTCCGGGCCGATCGTCGCGCAAAAGAAGTGCGGCGCCAGGTCCGGGTAGGCCATCAGATCGATCGACCAGTCCGAGGACGACGGCCCCTGATAGGACCCGTGCAGCACGGAGTCGTCCGCGCGTACCGACTCGTCCCGCAGCTGCGCGATGACGTCCTCGAAACCGCTGCTGCCGGTGTACGGCAGGCCGATGTTGGGCGCGACGTAGGTCCCCGGCGAGCCGGACGACTCCTTGCCCATGGCCAGCGTCCCCAGGCGTGCGAGCTTCGCCATCAGCCGGTCTCCTCTCCGGCCTTGGCCGCTGTCTTGCGTGTGGGCTTCGGCTCGGCCTCGACCGGCTCGAACCCGACAATCGGCTCGGGCCAGTCGACGGTGTCGCCGGGCTGGACGGTGGCCGGGATGGCCATCACGTCCAGCGGATGGTCCCCGCTGTTCCGCTGGAGCACAGCGGCCTCCCCTTCTACGCGATGTACTCGCTGTCGTCGGCGGTGTAGGTGATCGTCGCCGTGAGCAGGCCGGCGGCGATGCCCGTGATCGGGTCGCCGAGGTTTGTGTCGAACGCGGCCCCGTTCGGGGTCTCACCCACCGCCTGGAATCTGTTGCCGTGCGTCTTGTCGGTGACGAAGCCCTCCAGGCGGCCGATGACCGCTGCGAGGGCGATGTCCAGGGCGCGCTGCTCGCTCTCCGTGATGCCCGGGCCCGTGAAGCCCTGCCCGATCGGCCACGTTGCAGTCACCTGGAGGTAGTGCGTCGCCAGCCGTCGCTGCTGCGCGAATCGGACCGTCGGGTAGCGGCGCCGGATCACGTACAGCTGGGTCTGCCTCATGTTCGGTGTTCGGGGTGCGTACGCCTGGATCACGTCCCACGGGCCGCCGGCGCCGCGAAGCAGCGTCGGTAGCCCGTCGCCGGTCGTCAGAAGCCACGCGGCCTCGCGGTCGGGTGCATCAGCGAGGCTCAACGCCCCCTCCTTCTGCGTCTGGTGATCCTCTTGGCACGGTCGGCGCGCGCGGCGATCCGGCCTCCGGCTCGGGCGCGGCGCGGCCTGGGGCCGCCCTGCTTTCCGTGATGGCGGACGATCTGCCAGTGGTGGTGTCGGTGGCCGGCCCGGGTCCAGTGGTGTCGGCGGTGCCCGCGCCGGTCGGGGTGGCGGTGGCCCTGGCGGCTGCGCCGCGCCTTCCGGTAGCCGGACCGCAGATGCCGCGGGGTGGGCAGCCGCCGCGACCGGTGCCGCGCCGTCGACCCGTGTCGGCGTGCCTTGAGCGCGGCGGAGATCTTCGCCCGGGTGGCCGCTGACAGCGCGTGGCCCTTGTGCCGGTGGTGCCGTCCCTTGAGAGCCGCGGAGATCTTCGCCCGCTCGGCAGCCGTGAGCTTGTGGCCCTTGTGATGCTTGCCCTTCAGCGCGGCGGAGATCTTCGCCCGCTCCGCAGGAGTCGGCTTGTGGCCCTTGCGGTGCTTCCCTTTCAGGGCTGCCGAGATCTTCGCCCGGGCGGCGGCCGACAGCTTGTGACCTTTGTGGTGCTTGCCCTTCTCGCGCTCGCTGATCTTCTTCCGGGCGGCGGAGGAGAGGTGGCGCTTGACCGTGTGCTTGGCGGCGGTGTGGACGCCCCAGGTCACCGGTAGCCCTCCAGGATCGCCGTGGCGTCGGCGGCCAGGATGTCCGGGTCGTGGCCGTGCTGCTGACCGGTGGGGTCCAGCTCACGGGCGATCAACGAAGCCGTCATGAGCTTGCTCGCCCGGGAGAGGTCGGCCGGCGCCGGGCGGTACCCGCCGCCGTAGGTGTAGGTGACGAAGCTGCCGACTGGCAGGAAGGTCCCGATCGGGTACCAGATGTGGCCGGTGTCGGGATCCGGTCCGCGCACGTTCGCGAGGTTCACCAGCTGGTCGCCGCCGTAGGAGCGGGAGATGAGGATCGACTCCAGGGAGTAGGTCCACATGTCCGCGTACTTTACGGCGTACTGGGACAGCCAGCCGTGGCGGACGAGCGACGTCGTGCCCATGGAGTAGGCGTAGGACAGGCCCAGCGTCCCGGCGAGGTCGAGCGGGACGCTGCCGGCGTCGATGTACTCGTCCGGGTCGATGCCGGTCGAGCGCTCCGTCTCGACCAGGCCAGTGAAAGGCGCTAGGCGACGGCCGGCGCCCTCCGACCCCTCACAGATGCGGGTGGCCTCGGACAGGACATCGGACTGGGCCTGTGGGTCGGTGTAGCCGCGCACCAGGTCGGCGAACGCACCCTCGGTTAGCTGCGCCCAGGTGCACAGCGGCGTGGGGGTATCCGTCGCCATCGGCTACTCCCCGCCGTCCCCGCCGCCGTCGGCGGTGCCCTCCCCGGTGTCCGCCGGGTCGGGGTCGCCCTGCTTGTGGACCTTCGCGCCGCGCGGGAGTTCCGGCTCGGCCTCGAACTCGTCCGGCTGGATGCTCACCAGCTCGTGCGCGTGCTCGGGGCTCATCTCGACCCACATCCCGGCCTTCGGCCAGACGTAGCCGTGACTCGTGCCGCCCGGCCGCCTCTTCTTGACGTACATCGCTGCCTCCAGGGCATCGTGGGTGCCTGGTCGTCCCGTGGAGTAGGCGAGACGACCAGGTAGGTGGGGGTGCTACAGCGTCGGGGCGACGCGGGTGAGTCGACCGATCCACTCCGGGCCGCGGACCGCCAGGCAGGTGTCGGAGACGACCGCGAACGGCAGCGAGTCCGCGCTCGCGGTGGTCGGGTAGACGTCCTTCGGCTGGATGTCTCGCACGTACGGCCGCAGCACGTTGTCGCGGTCGCGGGAGGTCAGGTAGATGTCCTCCTGGCCCGTGCTGCGGGGCTTCAGGCCCGCGTTGGTGCCGATGTAGCTGGTCGGGCCCTGCGCGGGGACCTGCACGCCGTTCTGCGGGACCAGGTAGGAGCCCGTGTCCACGATCGAGGTCGTGAGGATCGGCGTGATCTGGTCAGCCGCGAGCCCGACCGTCGCGTCTACCGCGCCCAGCAGCGTCTCCGCGCCTGAGGTGGTCGACCGGTAGAGCATGTAGTGCTGCGCGGTCGAGCTCTGGAACCCGGTCGGCGGGGTGAACGCCAAGGTGATGGTGCTGGTGCTGCCGGTGGTGGTGACGGTCACCTCGGCGGAGGCGGCGGCCTCGCCCTGGCGGGACATGACGGGGGCGAGCTTGTAGTAGTAGGTGCCGGCCGCCAGGGTGCCGCCGGTGGTGGCCGGGGTGCCGGTGACGGTGCCCATGCTGTTGCCCTTGGTGCCCAGGTAGGACGAGCGCACGATCGGGATGTTGCGGTACGACGGCACGATCAGGCCCGGGACTACCTCGACGGTGTTCACGAACCGCTGCTGGTTGGTCAGCAGCGAGGACAGAGCACCCTCGGACGTCGAGCTCATGTTGAGCATCCAGTCCGGGTTGGTGACCTGCGCCGCGGTGTAGGACTCGACCATGTCGATGAGCTGGTTCAGCAGGCTGATGGAGATGTTCGACCCGGCGGCGTCCAGCGCGTTCTGACCCGCACTGCCGCTGGTGGTGAACTGGGCGATCAGCGAAGCGAGGCCGTCGAACTGCGGGTAGGGGCCGAACTGGGTGGCCCCGGCGTTGCCGGCCACGAGCATCTGCTCGGTGTCCCAGCGCAGGCCCTTGATCGCGCCCATGATTTCGCGGGCTCGCAGGTCACCGATGACGTCGGCGGTGACCTCTTCGGCGTAGCCGGTGACCGCGCCCACGACCTGGAGGTTCTTGATCGTGAACGAGCTCTGGAAGTAGTTGCCGACCGAGACCGCGCGGGCGCCGCCGTCGGTGACCGCGCCGCCGGAAGCCAGCTGGTTGCGGGTGTTGTAGTAGTACGTGGTCGTGTTGATCTTCTGCGACGGCAGGCACTCGATCAGGGGCGAGTACCGCTGGAGCAGTTCGAACAGGTTCGGGTCGATGACCTTGCTGACCAGCGCGCCAGCGCCGGCAGCGGTCAGGGCCTCGCGGAGTTCCGCAGACATGGGGGTGCCTCCAGGGCAGGAATGGGTGGAAATGCGAAAGCCCCGCTCGGTGGCGGGGCTTGGCGACCATTCCTGCCGGTGTCGGCACCGCAGCCTGTGCTGCGGCGGTCAGGTGGATCAGTGGGCTGGGGTCAGTCGTCGTCCAGGCTGTAGCGGCCGTTGGAGACCCAGTTCAGGAGTGCCTCGTTGCGGGCGCGGCGCTCGTCCTCGGGGGTTGCCTCGGCTGCGGCGCCGTCCTGCTCGCTGACGGCCCGGCCGCCCGGCTTCTCGGTCCGCATGCCGCGGCGCTTCGGGCCGGTCTGGCGGACCTCCTCGCGGAGTTCGTCGAGGATCTCGCCGCGCTTGGACTCGATGCCCTCGGCGACCAGGCGGGCGATCCGCTGGTCCTCGGTCTCGACAACCGGCGCGACCGGTGCCGCCTCCGCGACCGGCGTGCGGCCGGTCAGGAGCTGCTGGAACTGCTCGGCGGTCAGGGTGATGGACGGCGCGGGGGCGGCGGGTGCCTGCTCCGCGACAGCCGGGGACTTGGGCTCGCTCACGGCGGGCACCTCCTGTGTGGTCGGGCGGGCCCCGGCCGCAGGCGCGGGCGGGGACGGTGGCTGGGGCGCGGCTGCTTCGGTGACCGGCGCCGACGGCGCGGCCTCCATCTGGTTGTCGTTCGGCCGCTGACCGGCCGCCTCCATCGAGCTGTCGGTGTCGGCGGTGGGAGCACCGGGCACGTCGATGTCGGCATCCAGGTCCGGGTCCATGGCCTTGAGTGCCAGGCAGGCGGCTCCCATGGCGGCCTTCGCGATGACCTCCAGCTCGGCGGGCTCGATGCCGTCGTACGCCGAGATGGACACCGAGATCGGGCCGTTGCGGGCGGAGATGGAGAACCCCGCGCCGCTGTCGCCCATGCACTCGGTGACCTGGTCGTACGTGGCGTCCTCGGCCAGTGGCACCGCAGGGGTTGCGTCGGTCACGTCCACTCCGAACTCCTTGGCCGCGGACCGGATGCGGCCCCGGGTTCGCTTCAACTGTTGTGCGGTGTAAGGGCGAGCTGTCTCGGCCTCATGGACCGCCCTCCACGCCGCGCGGATTCGCCGCGCGGTGTTGAGCGGGTAGCGCTTGACCTTGTCTGACAGGTATCCGACGTCGGCGTACGGCACGTCGCCGAACGGGGTCCGGGTGGTCTCCACGAGGACCTGGTCGACGGACTCGAAGATGAGCCCGTCCCGGCGGGCGGCTTCGGTCGGGTCCTGGTCTTCGACAGCGGTGCTGGACTCGATACGGGCGTCGGTGACGCCCGGCCGGTCGGTGTAGTCCAGGCCGATGATCTCCAGGTCGTCAGCTGTCTCCGCGACGGTCCCGTCCGGCATCCGCACCCGGCGGGCCGGGCCGACCCAGCGGCCCCGGATGCTGACGCCATCCAGGTACGCGGGCTCGTCGTCGTCGGTCGCCGTCAGGGCTGCGATATCGCGGCCCTTGGCGGTGTCGGCGACGTCTGCGGCGAACCGCACGGTGCCGTCGCGCTCCTGAACGAGCTTCGTGATGCGCCCGACCAGGTGGGTCGGGTTGCCTGCGCCGTCGTGGTGGGTGAACATCGTCAGCGGCCGGGCGCCGGGATCGGCCAGGCGCGCGGAGGCGCGCTCGAATGCCCGGCCGATGTTCTCGGCGGTGTAGAGGCGGCCGTTCTTGCTCACCCCGGGCGCCAGGGCGACGCCCCGGACGGTCGCGATGCGACGGGCCATCAGTCCTCCGATCCGGGCTGCGCGGGTTGAGTCGAGCAGCGGCAGTTGGGGTGCAGCGGCGGTACCGGCACGTCGCTGGCGAAGTAGGGGTTGCCGTCCTCGGCGTCCGCGCAGGTAGTGCACACGCTGCTGTCGCCGGCGGTGACGAAGTCGAACTGGACGACGTCGCGGGCGGTGTAGGCCGCGCGCATTCCGGTGTTGAAGGCCAGGCCGATGGCGGTTGACAGGACGAGGGTCCAGGCGAGGGCCGCGCGCACTGCGCCAGCGACCAGCTCGGCCAGGGCACTCGGAGCGTCGCCTGCGGTCACGGCCGCCAGGAGCTGGCGCGCGATGGTGGCGGCCAGGGCCTTGAGCGCGGCGGCGGCGACGTCGTACGCGGACGCGGTGGCCTGCGCGGCGTCGTCGCCCTGGTCGTCGCCGTCGTCGAGGGCGCCTTCGTCGTCATCGACTACCGCGTGTCCCGCCCGCTGCCCAGTGGCCCGGGCCCGGCGGAGTGCTGCCGCGAGCGCGGCAATCAGACCGGGCCAGGACCGGTGTCGGGTGAGCGTGGTGAGGCGGGCCAGGACCGCAGCTGCGGTGACCTGGTGCAGGTGCCGGCGGCGAGCGGCGGCCGCCGCCGGGTCGCCGCCCACGGTGCCGCTGTTCTGCTGCACCGTGGTGATCACGTCGTCCAGGTCCAGGCCCCGGGCGACGTCCTGCCACGCGGTGATGACGGACCGGTCGGCGGCCGCCTCCAGACGCTGACGCTGCTGGTAGACCGCGGCCCAGACGCCCGTCAGCTCGCCGAGCTTCAGCGTCGGCGGCCGGGCGCTCACTCCCGAGGCGGCCACGACCATGTGCCGTCCTCGTCACCCTCGTAGCGGGACGGGGCCCAGTAGGTGGCCTGCCCGTCAATCAGCACCTGGAGGTTCACCATCCCGGGCCCCGGGGTGGTCCAGACACGGACGATGACGGCCGCGCACACGTCGCCGACGGCTGCGGGGTTGCGGTGTGCGGTCGGGAGCGCCTGGATGCTCGCCACGTCGTACTCGGCGAGGCGGTAGTGGACGATCTGGCCGAGCGCCGGAATGGGCATGAGGGCTCCTCAGAAGATCGTTTTGGAGACCAGCGCCCAGGCCCCGGCGGCGGTCAGCGCGCCGTCGGGTGCCCGGTCCAGGCCTTCGCGGGGCGGCTCGGGCACGTCGCTGGCGGGCCCGGGCGGGTCAGGCGGCTGTGGCGAGGGCTCGTCGGAGTCGGTCCCGGAAGACATCGGCGTCGTCCCCCTCCGCCTCGTAGTACTGCCAGTCGTATGCGGACTCCTGCGGCGGCCCGGACGGCGCAGGGGCCTGGCCCGGCACGGTCAGCTGCACGCCGCCCTGCGCGGCCGCAGCGGCCAGCGCGGGCGGTACCGGCTGCGGCGGTGGCGTCGGGGCCATGTCCAGGCCTTCGACCTGCGCCCCGGCTTGCAGGCCGGACGCAGCGGCCTTGGCCAGGATCGCCTTGGACATCACCGCCAGGTCGGCGACCAGGACCATGTTCTGGCGGTCGATGATCGCGGCGTCGTCGCCGCCCTTCACCGGGGGCTCGCCGATGTCCGCCCGGCCCCGGTTGATCGTCCAGGTTCCGTTGCGGATGCGGGTGTCGCGGATGCCCTCGATCACCTGGCTGTCGCGCATGTCGACCTCGCGGAGCTTCAGCGTCCAGCCCTTGATGCCGAACCCCTGGTCCGTCAGGGCGTAGTTCAACTTCTCCAGGATCAGGCCGCCGACGGGGCCGCAGGTGTTCGTCAGGAACGTCCGCCGCTGGCTGTCGCCGGTGCCGCCGCCGAGGTTGCCGCTCTCGATGACTCCGGCCTCGGCCGGTGGCACGCCGTAGGTCGACAGGATCTCGTCCCGGGCCTCGCTCTTCGCCGCGCTGAGGTCCGGCAGCTTCGACGGCTGGAGCTCCACCACCGTGGCGCCGCCCTGGGTGATGATGGGCTCGCCCTTGTTCTTCGGGCCCAGGATCCTGACCCGAAACTGCTGCAACCAGCGCTTGATCGCCGAGTCGCTCATCGACTCGGGCATGTCGATGTGCAGCGTGGGCGGGTCGCCCTTACGCATCGTCTCCTTCAGCAGCCCGGCCGCGTACAGCCAGGTGGTGATGGGCAGCAGCGCCTTCTCTGTCGGACCCATACCGTGCAGGCCGCTGCGCGGGGTGTCGTTGGTGACGTGGATGATCTCGTGCGGATCGAAGTACGCCTTCTGGCCGTCCTCGGTGATCTGCACGTACTGCGTCACCACGCCGTGCGGGTCGGAGATCACGCGCATGCTCGCGGCGTCCAGGCTGTACAGGGCGATGGGCTCGCCTAGGAACCACACGACCTCCAGGTACGCGTCGGCCGCGACCTCCAGGTCAGTGACCATGCCGCGCACGAGCTGCTGGATGTCCTCGGTGGGGTTGACGTAGTCCAGGAGCCGCTGGAGCCGCTGCACCTCCGGCGGCCGGGCGGGCTCCTCCTGGTCGCCCTCACCGGCGTCCGACGCCCAGTCCAGGTACAGGCCCCCGGCGGTCACGGTGCGGGCGATGGCGTCCACGCACGTCGAGGACCAGGTGCAGGTGGCGTACACCTGGTAGAGCTGCTGGAGCTGCTCGCGGCGGTCGCCGCCGAGGTCCCCTCCGCCCTGGTTGTTCTCGGTGGTTCCGCCACGGGGAATGCCGTATTCGTAGCCGCGCCGGGCGACCTGCGTGGCGGTCGGCCGGCCGTTGCCCACGGGCACGGTGACCGGTTCGGCCTCGCCGAAGGGCTTGGCGAATCGCTTCACGGCATCGATCACTGCGCCCACGGAGACACCGCCACCTTCCCCCGCTGCTCGTCGGGATCGTCGTCGGATGTGTCCGGGTCTGGCGCGACTGCGTAGCGGCCGCCGAACGGCTGCTTGAGCTCGTCCTGGTGGGCGTGCGGCGCGGTCTCGTCGTGGATCGGGAACTTCGGGCCGCCGCCCAGATTGATGAGCGCGTACCGCAGGGCGTCGGCCGCGTGGTCCGAGGCCGTCGAGTCGACGTCCTCCGGGTCACCGGTGGTAGCGAACGGCAACGCCGGGAGTTCTCGGGTCAGGTTCTCGCAGGTCCGGAAGACGTGCAGGCGCGGGCACTCGTCCCAGCCGAGCGCGCGGTGGTGCGCGCAGGCGGGGGCGTCACCGAGGTAGGAGCGCAGGCGCTGCCACCCAGCGACCCGGCCTCCCTTGCCGGCCTCGGTGAGGTGCACGCCGTGCTCGGCGTAGATCGAGGCGATCGGCCGGGCCGAGCCGCGGGTGGCCCACATCGCGTCGTCGGCCCACCGCGGTGCCACGTGCTCACCGGGGGCCTCGGCGGCGAGGATCCGGCGGGCCTGGTCCTCTTCGCCGACCTTCGTCCTGTACGCCTCGCGGTAGACCCACGCGCGGCCGTCCTCGTCGACAGCGATCCACAGCGCGGCCCACGGTGCGGCGAAGCCCCAGTCGACGCCCATGACCCGGCGCCAGGTCGGCGGCAGGGTGATGGGGTCGAGGGTGTGCCGGTCGTGGGACCACTCGCCGAAGGCCTGGCCAAGGAAGCTGTCCCAGTCGCCGTCGAGGAACGCCCGGCGCAGTTGCTCGGGCAGGTTCCGCAGGTCGTCAGCGTACTCGGGGTTGACGTGTGGGTTGTCCGCCAGCTTGCTCGGGATGAAGCGGACGGTGCGGCCGCGCCGGTCGGTGATGACCCGTGCGCCGTACCCGGTCGAGTCGATGTACCTCGCCTTGACCGTGCCGTGCCCGGCGCCGCCCGGGTTGGTGCCGGAGCGGATCCCGAGGACCGGCCGGTCGGCCCGGCCGGACCGCAACCGCGACTCCAGGAATCCGCAGACCTCCGGGCCCGTCAGCGTGCGCTCGTCGAACAGGATCAGCTGGTACTGGCCGCCCTGGCGGCGGGTGGCGTCCTTGATGGTCTCGGCGTACCGGAACATCATCAGGCTGCCGTTGCCGAACCTCAGCTCGTATTCGGTGCCGTTCCAGCTCGCGCCCAAGGCCTTCGCGTAGCCGACCTCTGCCAGCTCCGCGAGCAGCGACTCCTTCAGCTCGCCGTAGGTTCGCCGGAACGCGCCGACGCGGATCCCCGGGTGCCGCACACAGGCTCGGATGCCCTCCATCAGCAGGGCCTTGGTCTTGCCTCCGCCGGCCGCGCCGCCGTACAGGACGTCGAACTCGGTCGCCGAGTGAAAGTCGAGCTGGCGGGCGGTGGGCACGTAGCCGAGCAGGCCGAAGACATCGATCCGGCGGAGCCGTTCGGTCTCCAGCGCGCGGAGCTCACGCTTCGCCTTCCGGATCCGCAGCAGCGTCTGCCGCTTCGCTTCGAGCAGCGGCGAGTTGCTGCTCGACCTCGATGAGCGCGGCATCCAGGGCCTCCAGCGTCAGCTCGTGCCGCTGGGGTGCGTCCAGGCCGAGGAGTCGTGCCCGCCGGTCCATCAGCCGGAGCGCGGTGTCGATGGACTTGGTGTCGGCGTCGAGCACCTTCGGCCACAGGGCGTTCTGCATGGCGTCGAGCCGGTCGAGCTCCAGCTGCCGGTGGGCCTCAAGCGGGATGGCCAGCTTGGTGACGGCCTTCTCCAGCGCCCGGCGGACGTCGGTGTAGGCCGAAGCCTTGGAGTCGTAGCCGAGGGCCTGGGCGATGGCCGCCCAGGACTTTCCGGCGATCCGGAGCTGAACAGCGGCCCGGCGGCGCCCGGCGACCTGGGTCTGCTTCGCCTTGCTGGCGGGCACCGGGCACCTCCCCTACCCGCGCGGGCTGGCCGCGCTGCTGTCCATCTCGCCGACCACCTCGATGTATGACGGCCGCTGCCCTCGGTCGACCGCCCGGAGGAACGCGAGCCGTGTCTCCGCGGGAACGCCAGGGTCGAAGCCGAAGATGATGCCGCCCGGCTGCGACGCGTCGTCACCGATGCTCTGCTTCAGGTAGTCCCGGGTCACGCTGCCCATGGCCCAGCGGGCGGCACGGATCTGCGCCTTCACGTCGGATAGGTCGGCAGGCGGCTCGGCCATGGGGACGTCCGCGTCCTGGTCCTCGTCGTCCAGGCGCTCGATCGACAGCAGGACGTCGGACCGGACGCCGTAGACCAGGCCAACGTCGCCGAGGAACAGAGCGAAGTCACCGACGGTGCGGATGCACTCGACGTCGTGGACGGTGTGCTCGATTTCGTGGCCGGCCGGGGCGGTGTTGAGTCGGAGCAGGTACGAGGGCATCAGGACTCCGCTGGGGGTGAGGGTGGGGGTGGGGGTGTGAAGCCGAAGGGCTGCGGCTCGGGGTCCGGTCCCGGGTAGCTGTTGAGCAGCTGCTGGGCGATGGCTTCGGCCTCGCGGAGAAGCTTCCGGCTCGATCCCTTGGCCTGGATGGTGACGTGGTTCTCGCCGCGCGAGACCTGGATCCGCATGGGGGTGCTCAGGAGTCGGCGTGGTGGTCGACGGCCGCCCGGACCGCGCTGTCCTTGGCCTCCAGGAGCCTGCGCAGGCTGACGGTGAGCTCGGTGCTGTCGGGGAGCTCGGTGAGGAGCTTCGCGGCCAGGTCGTGGAACAGCTTGCCGACGGGCTGGAGGTGCACGGGGAGGTGGCCGAAGGCGAAGTGGCGGGCGACGGCGACGGTGCTGGGGTGGCGGTCGGTGAGGTCCACGGTGCTGCTCCTTGGGTCAGATGGAGGGGGTGGAGGCGAGGATGGCGCGGATGTGCGCGGGGACGTCGTCCAGCTCGGAGGCCGGGATGCCCAACTGTCGGGCGAGGTCGTAGAGCGTGGTCCGGCCGAGCCAGAAGCTGGCGCGGGCGTCCCGCTTCGCGTTGATGCGCTCCTGGCCGGACTGCGGGGACGGCGGCTGGACGGCCATCGGCCGGCGAGCGTGGACAGCGCGGGCGACTGCGCCGTACGACGGCCGCCGGGGCGGGACGGGCCAGGCCCGGGCGGCGTCGCGGGAGTGGGCTCGGCGCTGGGCGCGAGTGAGCATGAGGGTGCTCCTTGGTGAGGTGAGGGTGGGCCACTCTTCGCAGAGGCGGCACGGTTCGCCAGCGCCGCACCCGCACGCGCCATGCGTGCAGGGGACGGACGAGGTGGCGGCGGCTTCGCAGCACAGCGGCCCCCACGGGCGGTTTGGGTGGTTCTCGCAGACGTGGCCTGTGTCGGCGCAGGCGGGACAGGCCGACATGGTCACCCCCTGCGTTGTCGCTGGCTCGGCAGGATTCGAACCTGCGCGCCCCGAAACAGGTCGGGAGCTCTGCCGCTGAGCGTTACGAGCTGCGTGGCGGGGGCCGGGTTCGAACCGGCGGCCTCCGGGACATGAGCCCGGCGCGCTACCTCTGCGCTACCCCGCACGACGGCTGGCCCTGGAACGCAGAACAGCCCCGTCACCTGGTGAGGTGCGGGGCTGCTGATGCCGCAGGAGGCCGTACCCGTTTCCGGGCATGCCGCGTCGAGAAGCGACTCTAGAGCATCATCGGCCGAATGTCACGAAACGATAACGGAGTCCTCGGTGTGCTCGATCTCGACCCAGATGCTCTCGCTGGCAGCCAGGTTGATCACGAGACTTCCACCATCGGGAATCTGGACATCGCCAACGGTGAGGCGCACCGACTCATCGGCTTGCACCTCGATCGCCGCGATCTTGCCGAAGAACCAGCCACCACCACCCGGATAGCCGAAGATCGATCCGATGAGCGCAGGGGAAATCTGGGAAGCCGGAACGAACTCGGCGGCTTCAGACATGCGGTTGCCCATGGCGACGTCCTCTCAAGGAAGTGATCCAGGTCACGCTACACCGGGTGCCGCGACCCACGCAGTCCGCGGGTAGTCGCCCGGTAGTTCAGGAGGTAGTTCCAGGGGTAGTTCATGGGCTGACCTGCACAACTACCCCGCCACGTCCCCGGGGACGTCCCCGGCCGGGGAGGGGGTCGGGAGGTCCGCCAGGTGCACGCCGATGCGCACCTGGCCGCGCACCTTGAGCGACGACCGGACGGGGATACCGCAACCCTCAACGAACTCCCGGAACTCGGACAGCGTCATCGTGGTGTCGGCCAGCCCTGCCCGCTGCCAGCCGAGATGGACACGGTCGAGGTGGACTCCGTTGCCGCCCGCGGCAAGGGTCCGGATGGTGTGGATGAGCGTGGCGCGTAGCTGCTCCCGGCTCGGCTCCGGCCGCTGGTCGACCTGCTCCTCCGCCTCGGCCCGGTCGTCCTCGGCGTCGGCCGCCCGGTAGGCGGCGATGAGCCACCAGCCGAGCACGGCCTCCGGGACGACCGGGAACGTCTCGGCCAGGCGCCAGCCCGCCCAGCCACAGAAGACCTGGACGGTGACCCGCCCGGCCCGCTGCCGCCATGCCTTCTCCTCCCAGGGCCAACGGGCGATCCGCCACCCGATCTGGACGCTGCCCCGGGAGATCCGATCAGCGACGCGCTGGCGTCGGGTCACAGCCACCCCATGACATGCGCACCGGCCGCGGTGACGATGGGCAGCAGAATCGCCGTGGCCAGGCCGGTCGCGGCAGCGGACGGCCCCAGGGTCATCCCCGCGATCAGGCCGAAGCCGAGGTCACGCTTCAGGGCCTTGGTCCCCTTGCGGAACGTGAGGACCACGATCGTCAGCAGGACCAGGACCACGACGGCGGCCCCGGCCTGGAGGTGTGCGAGCCCGGGGTGGGTGATGGTCGCGCTGCTCGCTCCGGTGAGGGTGTGGAGCGAGTCGTCGCCGAGTTGGTCGCTGCCGGTGCGGACCTTGGTGGCCGCGCCGCCGATGAGGCCGCCGACGCTGACGGCGACGACGATGCCGAGGGCCAGGGCGCCGACGAACGGCAGCAGTTGCTTCCAGTTCCGGCCGGCAGCTGCGGCGCTCTCCTTGAAGCCGCCCTTCCCGCCGCCGCCACCGCTCTTACGCCACCAGGGCCAGAGGATGATGACGCACAGGACGAGGCCGACGAGGGCCCCGCCGACGGTGATGCTCACGTTGTGGCTCCGGTGAGGAGTTGGAGCAGCCCGAGGACTGCGTCGGGTGTGGTGATGATGCCGAGTGCGGCGGCCCAGAGCCAGACTCGGGTGAGCCAGCTGCCCCGGTAGCGGTCGAGGAGGACCACGATGCCGGTGCCGAGGACGGCCAGGCCGAACGCGGCGGCCGAGGACTGCTCGTGAGCGCAGGCGTGGAGGGCGGCGCGCCAGCACTGGGTGAAGGAGTAGCTACTGCCGGGGACCGGGAAGAGCGCGAGGCCGAGGCAGGCTGCGTTGTAGCCGACGCGCCACGGGACACCTGACCAGACCTGTCCCGTATCGGGATCCGGCGCGGTGGCGGGTTCGACGTCCGGCTCCGGCGCGGGGGCGACCTCGGGGACGAGCAGGTGCACCGTCGGCGGGTAGGCCGGCGGCATAGGGATCACGGGCGTACTCACGGGCTCCCCCACTCCAGGTAGAAGATCCAGGCGAGCAGGCCGACAACGACCCAGGCAGTGACCGCGGCGTGGGCGATCCGTGCTGCGCGCGTCGGACGCGCCGGTGAGTCGAGTCGGTAGGTGGCGATGGCGGAGATCATCGCGAGCAGTGCCAGGACGGCCGTCCAGGCCACGATGGCGGCGTTCACGGGGTGGCTCCGGTGGTGGTCTCGGGGAACTCGGCGAGGGCCTTGCGGAGGGTGCCGGGTGAGATACCGAGCTGGCGCGCATGCTCGGTGACAGTCAGCTCGGCGGCCTGCTTGCGCGTCTGCCACCAGCTGGTGGCGGCCTGGCGGCGGGCCTCGCGGTGCTGCTCGATCCGGCGTAGTCGAGCAGCCTCCAGGGCGCTCACCCCCGGCTCGGGGCTGTCCGTTTCATCAGGATGCTCGCGATCAGGCATGCACACCGGCACCAGGAGCGGGACGCCATACCGGGCGAGCTTGAGCGGGAGCAGCAGCTCCACCGGCGCCCGCCTGCGCCAGCCGCGCCCGTACTGCGCGCGCAACTGGGTCCGGTAGACCAGCCGGTTCTGCTCCAGCTGCACGACCTGGTTGTAGGAGCGCAGCTCCCACAGCTTCATCCGCCGCCAGAGTCGGAAGGTGGGCACCGGCGAGAGCAGCCAGCGGACCAAGCGCACGGACTCCATGCGCTTGCCGACGCTGATCGCAGCGAGCTCGCCGACCGCGTGCCGGGCGGCCTCGACCACGACTAGGAACAGCACGGGGATGATCGCGTGCATCGCGACGGCGAGCGGGTCGGGCCACGCCGAGGCCGCGTTGAACACGATCGTGCTCACGGTGAGCAGCCAGGCAGTCTGCCGCAGCAGAGGGAACGGGATGCGCAGCCAGGTCAGGACCAGGTCCAGGGCGAGCAGCACGGCGATGCCGATGTCCACCCCGGCTGGCAGGACGTAGGAGAAGAACCCGAAGCCCTTGCGGGCAGCCAGTTCCTGGACGGCGTTGTAGGAGCCGGTGAAGCCGATCAGGGCGATCAGCAGGGCGCCGGCGGCGACGCATCCGATCGCGGTGCGCTGGGTACGGGTGAGGGTCACCGCCAGCTCCGCTCTTGGCGGCCGGCCACCGGGTGGGATCGGGGCGGAGCGGGGGCATGGTCAGTACGATCAGGCATGTCTTGCCTTCCAGGTGAACGCTGGTGGGCGGGACTGGCCCCGGCCATCGGTGTTCGAGCACCGGCCGGGGCCATCTTGGTTTGGCAGCGTGGGCCGCCTTCCCCGAGTGTATGGGCACCCATACACTCGGGGGAAGCGGCCTGCCCATGCGGAGGGAGCGGGCGTGGCTGAATCCGAGGAGGCCCGACAGGTGTTCGATGCGCTGGATCGGCTGGAGGCGATCAAGGATCCCTTGGAGCGGGCGAGGGCCATCAGCGAGCACCTGGCGGACGCCCGGGTGCGAAACCCGAGGCTGACGCAGCAGCGGCGGGCGGTCGTCCAGGAGCTGCGGGCGCAGGGGTTGTCGCTCAGGAAGATCGCCGCGGCGGTGGGCACGTCACTCGGGACAGTGCAGGACATCCTGCGGGGTTACAGCAGCTCGTGGAGTGAGCGACCGAAGGCGCCCGACGGCGACTGAGACGCCGTCCAGGTGGTACGGAACCTTCCGTAGATGCACACTCGAACACATGTACGAACGGCAGCGCTTTCAGACTCCTCCGTGGCCGCCCGGCGTCCCCCGGCCAGGGGACGTCACCTGGCCCGACGGCGCTGTCCGGTGGCTGAGCGACGCATTCCCGGGCGACGCGTGGCGACACCGGGTCCTGGCCGGCCACCCCTGGATGCTCACGATCACCCTGGCGGCGCAGCTGCGCGCCGACATCGAGGTGCTGCGTGAGGAGTACCGGATCACGGCCCGCTCCTGGGGCCGTCTACTGCCACCCGCCACGGCGAAGGCACTGCTGGACGCGACGGAGAAGGAAGGTCGGCGGCTCAAGGTCATGCTCGACTACGTGCTCGCCCTGGAGCATGCCCTGTCGCCGACCAAGCCGGAGCTCAAGCCGGAGCCGGTGCCGGGTGGGGATGTCAGCGCGGCGCCGTAGCGGGCGCACCCAGGCCGCTTACCGTGGCGCCTGCGGGCAGAGCGCGAGAGTGGGGCCGGTCCCGATGCGCGGGAGGCCGGCCCCACTTCACTACAGGGCCGCGACGACTGCGCTCGCGAGCACGCCGGCCGCTGCCAGTGCACCGCTGCTGACGCCGAGCGACGCCGCCTGCTTGCGGATGGCGCCGTCCAGGAGCTGGTCCAGAACCACCAGCGCACCCAGGACGATGAAGCCCTTGGTCTTGTTTGACATGTGATCACCTCCCGTCCGATGTGGGGTTGTTGGGACCCGTGTTGAGCGTATGGGGCACTGGGGCGATACGGGAAGGAATCAATTTCTATGCGCTCACCAGCGGTGTTATGGCTCTGCCATGACAGGCACCACCTACCGTGATCCACATCGATCGGCAGCCCGCGATGGTTCGGTCAGACCCCGGGCAGCTGGTCCTGATCGATGTGCCAGCCGCGCGGGGGCGGTGGTGTCTGGTGCCGGCAGACTGGGCCGCGCCCGTACAGACGCGACTCGGCGTCTGTGAGGGCGCGGTGGCAGCGGTCGCACTCGACGTACCGGGGCTCAGCGGCGAGGGGCTGAGTGCCCGGGATCTGCGGCTGGATGGGCCTGCGGGTCACGACTGCACGCTGCCCTGTGCGACTCGGGCCCGCCGGGCCTGGGCAAGCTTCTTCTCCCGGTTGCAAGCCTGGCAGTACGCCCGGCCGTCCGGCGTCCGCCGGCCTTCGACGTCCTGGTCGTGGCCGTGCACACAGGCTGGCCGTGCCGGGTGCTTCCCGAGGATGGTCCGCAGCGCGTCACGGTCACGCAGCCGGGTCGTGAGGTCATCGACATGCTCGGGCGCGATGCACTGCCTATGCCCGCACTCGGCGAAGGCACGCCCTTGGGCGTCACGGCCGGTCCGGATCCGGAAGGCGATCGCCGCCGGGCTGTACGACGTCTCCCGGTACCGCAAGACCGGCGTGCCGGACCGGCTGGCCCGCTCGCCCACCCAGTCCAGGTGGCCGCCGTCGACAGGGCGAGTGAGACTCCGCCACTTCTCCTCCAGCGTGAGCGGCTGGTTCTCGTAGACCGGGTTGGTCGGCAGTCCGGCCTCGTTGCGGATGCGGCGGACGTCGCGCCGGTCCATGTGCAGCTCGCGCGCGAGGGCTTGCGTGGTCCAGCCCTGGGCTGCCAGTTCGAGCAGCCGTGCGTGCTTGGCGGCGAGTTCGGATCGGCTGGGTGGCATCGACTGCTCCCTTACTGTTGGCTGGTTGGGGCCGCGCCGGGCTGGCGCGGCCCAGGGCGGGATCAGGGGTGGTTGCGGTATTGGTCGCGCACGAGGTAGGTCGCGTAGTTCAGGGCTTCGTAGCGGCTCGTGAAGCCACCGAGCTGCCGACGCTTGCGGCCCGTGCGCCAGACAGCGCGCCACTTGCCGTTCGGTGCGCGTTCGGCCCGAGGGGCGCTGGCGACGCCTTCGGACTGCCGCTCGGTGCCGGCCGCGCGGGCCGAGACCCAGTCGCGGGGCTGTTCGCTGACCGGGAGCGCGTCGATCGCGTGAACCAGGGCGAGGGCAGCGACGGCCAGGGCGTCGTCAGCGCGGGCTGCCCAGGCGTCGGCGTTCGGGTCGCCCTCCGGGGCGTACTCGGCCTGGGCACAGTCCAGGGCGGCGGCGATCAGGGCATCCTGCTCGACTGCCGGGTATGCGGGCATGCGGATCCTCCTGGGTTGGCGGGTTGATGGTTGGCGGGTTCAGCCGGGTAGGCAGCCGTTGGCGTGCAGGATCTGGCCGTTGGCGCGCGGGGTGCCGCAGTCCTTGCACCGGTCGGTGGCCGAGGGCTCCGGCCGCGCACCGACAGAGGCGGCGGTCAGCTGACGGAGCCGCTGGTACTTCTCCTCGGTGGTGTGGCCGTCCCAGCCGATGGCGAACGGATCGGCCCAGGAGACGTGATCGAACAGGTCGAGGTCGTCGGGGTTGATGTGCCAGCACATCTGGCCGGCGTCCGGCTCGACCATGAGGACGGGCCAGGTTGGGACGTCCGGGTCGCTGTAGGCGAGGTGAGCCTGATGGCGGGCGGCGAAGTCCGCGAGCAGGTAGGCGCATTCGCGGTAGGCCGCGCTTCGCTCTGCGTGTGCCTGCTCCAGCTCGGCACGGAGACGCTGCACCTCGACCTGGAGATCCAGTGCGATCTCGTGGAGGGCTTCCTCGTTGCCATCGTTGTACGTCGCCGTGGACCAGGTGCTCGTGCGCTCGCCGTACTGGGCGAGACGAACCTCGGCGGGGATGAGCTGCCTGTCGGTCATTGCTGCTCTCCGATGGTGGGGAAGGTGAAGACGGCCGCATCGCTGGGCACGGGCAGTCCGTAGTGCTCGTCCTCGCGCGGGGGCCACAGGGAGACCGTCAGCGGGCCGGTCCAGGAGTGTGCGGTGCGGGTTTCGGCAGCCAGCTCGGCAGCGAACGCAGCCGGATCGGCCGGGGCGTGCTGGCGGGCACCGTAGGACGCGCGCCACGTCTCGCCTGGGTAGGCGGGGCGCGGGTGCTCGATGGCATAAACGATCTCGGTCAAGGGGTTTCTCCTAGGGGTGTTGTGAAGGGCGGCTGAGTGCCTGATGGGCTGCGCGAGCGAGTCGCGCAGCCGACCGGCGATCAGACGTTGAGCGTCGAGACTCGGCGTTCGGCCCTCTCGGCGACCTGGCGAGCGAAGGCGCTACCGCCGGGGACCGCGCACATGCCGGTGAACTCGCCGGTGGCGGGGTCCACGGAGACCTGGAAGCCGTGGCCAGCGGCGAAGGCTTCGCTGGCGGCTTTGGCGTAGTGGGCGATGGTCTCGGGCTGGTACTGGAAGTTCGACACGGGGGGCTCCAGGTGATGGGGGTGGGTGTTTCAGGCGGCGAGCAGGATGGTGGCGGCGGCGCGGTGGTAGCAGACGTGCAGGCCGCGGAGGCCGGCCGCGCATGTGCAGGCTTCGGGGGCGGTGAGGTAGGTCCCCGTGCCGTCCGACCGGACGACGCGGAAGACCCGGGGGCGGATGGCGACCAGGCCACCGAGCTCGATCAGCTCCATAGCCTTGGTGACCGTGGAGCCCTTGAACTGGCTGGCGGCCTTGGCCTTGGCGGCGGCGGTGACCTTGGCGCGGCAGGTGCGGCCGTAGCCACGGGCGATGCTTTCGGCGGAGCGGAGGGCGCGGTGGCAGCGGAGGCAACGGCGTTGCCCGGTGGTCTCGTTCAAGGTGCTGTGCACGGCTGGCCTCTCACCTGCGCGGTCCGGCCGATCACCGTCCCTTGTAGCTACAAACCTAGGCGTTTCGTAGCTACGAATCAAGAGGTTCGCGCAAGATTTCGTAGCTACGAAATGACACCCGGACCGTTGCTGCTCGTAGCTACAGGCCGCTACCCTTCGGCCATGGCTCCCGACGACTACGACCAGCCCCGCCAGTTCCGCGCACCCGACGACGAATGGATCCCCTTCGAGGCTGCGACCCGCGCGCAGCACCCGACGGGTCGCAGCCCGCGGGCGCCGGTCCTGCGGGAGTTCATCCGCTGGTACATGCGCCGGCCGGGAGCGAAGCTGCCGGAGCGCCCGCCCGCCGGACCGTGGTCGACGTCCAAGAGCGGCCCACCAGCCGAGTAGCCGCCCCGCCGCGCAGCCGATCGTCAATGCCGGCCGGCCCTTCCTGGTGGCTGCTGCTTCACCAGGTCCCGCCGATCCGGGCGGCCTCGTAGTCCTGCTGCGACACGCACACCGAGCCGGTGTGCTTCCCAGAGCGGAGGTGGAGCTCCCAGCAGTCGGGGTCGGTGATCGTGACCGGGAACCAGCTGGTGATGGTGCTGTGGCAGGAGTAGCGCTTGCCGTAGCCCGAGCAGCGGCTGCCGTAGATCGGCTCCATCTGGATGTACTGGCTCTGGGGCCGGTATTCCTTGCTGGTGATGGTGCCGTGGGTGATGCCGCCGCAGGCCGTGAGGACGGCGGTAGCGGCGGCGGTGAGGGCTGCAGTGATCCGGCGGTTCATCGGTGGTGTCCGTTCTGGGTGGTGGGGGTGGCCCGGCGCTCGGCGGCGTCGAGGGCGGTGGCGAGCTGCGCGAGGTCGTGCCAGGCCCAGAAGCGCCGGCCGCGGTCGTCCAGGCCGACGGGAGCGGTGCAGCTCCTCCCGGTCGAGCAAGTCACCGTCGGCGGCTCGTCGACCGGGTGGTGAAGGCGGAGCTCGGCGCCGCACCAGGGGCATGGCCGGTCGGGGATGACGGTGGACAGGGTGCCGATGCCGAGGACGCTGAGGATCCGGCGGGCGGCGTGGTCGGCGATGATGGCGACGTCGCGGGCGAGCTGGGGCGGGATGGGGCGGAACAGGCCGTCGCCCAGGTCGTCGTCGGCCAGGCGGCCGTCGATGTAGACGGCGCCCCAGTGGACGCCGCGGGCCCAGGAGGCGTTGTAGTGCCAGCGGCGCGGGTCGGTGCGGTCGAGGTCAGCGGCGGCGCGTAGGCCAGCGGCGAGCTGGGCGCCGCCCTTGGTGCCGTCGTGGATGCGCGGAGGCTGGATCGGAGGCCGTTGGCAGGCGGCGGCGACCTGGTCGGCCAGGGCGAGGATCTCGGTGGTGAGGTCGTCGACGGCCTGGGCGGCGTCGAGGTTGAGGGGCGCTGGGGAGTCGCCGAGCGCGTCGCTGGAGCGCTCAGCTCGTTCAACCGCGGCTTCCGCGTCGCGGCGGGCCCACATCTCGGTGGTGAGTCGCTGCGGCGGCCACACGGGCTGCGGGTCGGTGTCGATGGCGGCCAAGAGGTCTCCCCAGTACTGGCGGATGAGGGCGAGGTTGCGGCGGGTCTCGGCGGTGGTCACGATGGTTCTCCCTGGTCAGGCGGGGGTACGGTGATCACAGCCGGGGGGCGCGCCGGATGCTCTGGCCGGGCGGGCGCGCCCTACAGGTGGAGGTCAGCGGCGGTGAGTCCAGCTGAGGCAGGCCGTCAGCACCGAGAAGACCAGCCACGCTGCAGCTGCCAGCAGGTAGTTCGGGTCACGGAGGGCGACCGCCATGCCGATCATGGCTCCGACGGCGTTGCCTTGGAGGAATCCGATGCTGTACCTCACCGGCCACCGTCCAGGGCGGTCACCGTGGCGTGATCCGGCAGCGATCCGGTGCGCACGTACGCGGGAGTGTGCTCGTCGCTGTCAGCCCAGCGGACGCGGCGCCTCCCCGAGGCGTCGAGCTGGTCGAGCAGTTCGGCCACGTACGTCACCCGGACGACTCCATCGCCGTACGCGGTCGGGTAGTCCACCGCTGGCAGCGTGCTGACCTGCTGATTTGCTGCCGAGTGGACGTGCCGCGGTACCGGGGGCCCGGGCTGGCCCAGCGGCCGGCAGACGGCGAGCTGCTGGCGAGTTTCCTGCAGGGTCTTTTCCAGGTCGGCGATGTACCGGCGTGCCTGCCCCATCTGGAGCAGGTACTCGGCGAGAGACACAGAGGTGGGGGAGGCGCGGCGCCTGGTCTCGGCCAGGGCGCGGGTCAGGTCCGCGATCTGGGCCCGGTCTGTTGTGGCTGCTACTGCCTGGGCTTCCACGTACGCCATGGCGGTGTCGGCCCGGGCGGCCTGCCGCTGGGCCTCGGCGATGGTGCTCCGCCAGCGCCGCTCGAACTCGTCCCGGGCATCCCGGATGCTCTGCGTCTGGCGGCCGTGCGCGCCGATCAGCTGTGCCATACGGTCGCTGAGGCGCTGATGCTCGGGGGTGAGCTCCTTCACCCGGGCAGCGAGCGTGTCCCGCTCCTGGGTGACGTCTCGGAGTTGCTGCTCGGCGGCGGCGCGGAGCCGGAGCTCGGCCGCGTGCTGCTCCTCAACGCCGAGCAGGTGGGTGCTGCGCTTGTGCGCGTAGTCCGCGTTGGCCTGGGCCTTCCGGACCTCGCGGATGTGCTGGCTGCGGGAGATCAGGTCGGTCCGCCACTTGTGGCGGGTCTTGGACGCGGGCAGCAGCGCGTGCCAGTCGTCGAGTTGCTGCTCTCGGACGAACCCGCTGCGGAGTCGCTTCCCGGACCAGCTGTAGATGCTGGACTCGGCGTCTGTGAACTCGCGCAGCACGTCGTCGAGGGCGGTGGCGAGCAGGTTCGCGCGGCGGTCCTGGCGCTGGGCCTCCTTGATGAGGCTGGCCTTCACCGCCTGGTCGTGCTCCTGCTGCTTCAGCGCCCGGGTCATGACCTCCCGGTCGGTGGCCAGCTGCTCCTGGAGGGCGCGGTTCTGGGTGGTGAGACGGTCGAGGGAGCTGTCGAGCGACAGGGCCTCCGAGGGGGACACGGGGCGTCCCGCGGCGACGTTGGCGGTGAGGAAGGCGCGGAGGTTGCGGTTCACTGCGGCGGCTCCGGGGTGTTGGCGTCGAGGTCGGTCAGGAGGTCGGCAGGGGTGGTGCCCAGTGCTGCGGCGAGGGCCATGAGCTGGTCGACGGTCACGCCTCGGCGGGCGCCGCCGGTCTCGATCTCGCTGATGGCAGACCGGTAGAGCGGGTGGCTGGTGGTGTTGGTGGCGTCGGCGAGTTGCTGACCGCTGAGGTGCTGCTCGGTGCGGAGGCGGCGGATGTTGCGGCCGACGATGCGGGCGTAGTGGAGCTGGTCGTCGGTGCGGGTGTGGCTCATGCCGCTGCTCCCCGAATACGGATGGCGGGGTGGGCGCAGGTGGTGCAGGTCAGGCAGACGGTGTGCCGGAGCTCGTGCTCGCGGCGGGCCTGGGCGACGGCGCCGGCGTGGCGGCGCTGGGCACGCCGGACCTCGTCGGCCAGGAGGACCAGGGCCAGCGCGACGATGTCGGTGTCGCCGCCGACGGCCAGGTCGACGCGGATGGTGGCGAGGACGTCGCGGACGGCGGCGCGTCCGGGCGGGGCTATGACGGTGAGGTCGACGTCGGCCAGGTGCTGGGCGAGTTGCTGGGCAATGGTGGTCATGCTGCTGCTCCGGTGGTTGCTGGCTGGCTGGTGAGCATGAGGTGGCCGTGTTGGTAGCCGAGGGCGATGGCGTGCTCGCGGTTGTCTGCACCAAGGGCGACAAAAAGGGACTTTGTGTAGTTGGTGACGGTCGTCTGGGCGAGGCCCAGGCGATGGCCGATATCTGCGTTGCTGAGGCCGTCGGCCAGCCCGGCCAGTACAGCCAGGTGCCGCGCGTCGAGGGGTTGGTGGATGCGCGGTTCGACCTTCAGGTGCGCGAGGGCCCCTGTTCGGTAGCCGGTGGCAACGACGTGGGCGCGGCTGCCGGGGCAGTCCAGGCGGGCGGCCATGCGCCGCAGGTGGGTCTTGACGGTGTGGACGCTGAGGTGCAGATCGGCGGCGATCTGGAGGTTGCTGCGGCCGCGGGCTATTCCGGCCAGGATGCGGCGTTCCTGGCTGGTGAGCGGGGTTCCTGGGGCGGGGAGTGACGGGGCGCTCATGTGGGGTCCTGGTTGTAGGTGGGGCTGGAGCGAGCTGTGCGGGCCTGGCGGGGTGCGGCTGGGGTCCGGGGGTGCTGGGGGCTGCGGGGCCCGTCAGGGGGTCTCCGGGGCGGCCGGGTTGGCGGGTTGATGGTTGGCGCGTTCAGCCGCTGCGGCGGTGCGTTCGGCGTGGATGGTGGCGATCTGGATTCGGATGCACTCGCTCCTGATCGCCACGTCGTCCATCGCCTCGACCCGGGCCCGGAACGCTGCGGTGTTCTGCCGGGCCTGCTCGGCGGCCCGTGCTCTGTCGGCCGCGGTGAGGGCGGCCAGGAACCGGCGCCACATCACCGGGTACCTCGGGCCCGGCGGCGGGCGGCGAGGGAGGACACGCCGTCCGGGAGCCGGTGCTCGGGCAGTTGCTGCGGGCCGTACAGGCAGGTCGCGACGTGCGGGGTGAACCGGTGCTCGTAGGACTCCTGGGGGAGCTCGGCGGTGGGACGGCGGGAACGCCAGACCTGGTGGCCGTCGAGGTAGGCGACGGTGTTGCCGGTGGGGTCCGGCTCCGGGTTGACGGCGAGGCGCCGGCGGGCGACGGTGACGGTCCAGCGGATCTGCTGACGACACTGGACGCATAGGCCGAGGCCGTGGGTGGGAAGCGGCATCACTGGCCGTCCTGGGCGATCGGAGTGGTGGTCGGCGAGGGCTCGGCCAGGGCCTGGCGGGATGCCTCGCGGCGCTGCGCGATGCCCTGCTCGTACTCGGCCCGCGACATCGGGGGCAGCCCGGCGGCAGTCCGCTGGGCGTCAGTCAGGCGCCAGGGGTGGACCTCCCTGCTGATGCCTCCGCGGCGACTACGGCACATGCGGCCCTTGAGGGCGCTGCACCGCTGGCAAGGCACGCCGAGGGTGTTCACGCCGATGGCAGGCTGCTCGCCGGGCACGGTCGCGCCGACGGCCTCGGTCAGCGCGAGCAGTCGCGGGGATGGGACGGAATGGCCGGAGTCCAGGGCGGCGCGGACCGGCCGGACCGGCAGCTGGCCGGACGCGGCGGCGGCAGTGAGCGAGCGCAGGTTCTCGGCAGACTGAGCGCCGGTCTCGCCCGGGTCCCCGTCGTAAATCGCATGAGCGGCTGCGACGCGCTGTTCGCGGGCCTTCGCGCGGAGGTGTCGGACGTGATGGGGCATGATCCAACGGCGTTCCGCGAGGTCACCGGGTGCGCCGTAGTAGGTGGCGACGGCGTCCAGGGCGTCCTGGTCGAAATCGACGTCGGCCAGGGCGTCAGCCCACGCTTTCGCGGCGGGCTCGCTGATCTGCCGGTTGTCGAGCATGGCGGCGTGGGTGATGAGGACCGTGGCCTCGGATGGGGTCATGCGTGCCTCTCCTGGGCTTCTTCGGCTGCGAGTCGGGCGGCGAGGGCCATGCCGTCGGCGAGGCGTCGGTCAGCGGTCGTGGCGGGCCGGCCGCCGGGCAGGGCGGTCAGGAATGCTCCCTGGACGGGCTGCTGGAGCTGCCCGAGGGCGGTGGTGATGGTGCCTCCGGAGATCGCCCGGCCCTCGTTGGCGAGGTGATCCAGGGCGCGGGCGACCATGTCGCGGTCCAGGCCGTTGGCCAGCGCGGTGCGGACGATCCCTCGGATTGCGATGAACGACTGGGCTGTTCGAGCCTTGTGGTGCTCCCAGAACGCGCCGGCGAGGTCGTCGGCGACCTGGTGCTTGCCGGTGGCCCGCTCCGGTGTTGGGCCGGGCGGCGAAGCCGCATCGGCGACCGCCACCACGGCGAGCTGCTGCTGTTCGTCCTCGGGGCTGCCCGGCGTCTTATAGGTAGGGGAAGGGGATGGGGTAGGGGAAGTGCGCACGCGCGCGGGCGCATGCGCACGCGTAGGAAGGGTTCCCGAAGGGTTCCCGGAAGGGTTCTGCGGGGGATCGGCCATGGGTCCGGCAGGGGTATCAGTGGTCTGGGAAGGGTTCCCGGGGGGTTCCGGGAAGGGTGCTGTGGGGGTCTCAAAGGGGAAATCAGTGGCGCTGGGAACCCTGAGGACGGCCCGCAACTGCTCGACGTGGGCCTGGATCTGGGCCCGAACCGAGGGGCCGCCCTTGGCCGACGGCTCGTCGGATAGCTCGGTCAGGGGCAGTCGCTCCGCCTCGATCAGGAGGGCTCGGCGCAGCTTCACCGACGACAGCTCAGCCGACGCGGACACGGCTGCCGCCATAATGTTGGGCTGCCGGTAGATTCCGTCGCCCTTCAGCATCGTCCGGATCAGCAGTTCCTCGGTCTCCTCGTCCAGGACGATGAACCGGGCGTCCTCCAGGACCGCGAGCTGCGCCTCCAGGTCGGCCACGGTCAGCCCAGCGGCGCGGCGCGCCCAGCGCTTCAGCGTGAGCGGCAGCAGGCCGGCGCGAGAGAGGTTGGCCTGCGAGAGGAGGAACAGGTAGAGCCGCTGTGGGAGCGGGTGCAGCCGCAGGAACTGCTCGTCCTCCCAGATGCTGGTGAGGATCAGTGCGTGAGCGCGGGCCATAGGTGGTGCTCCTGTGCATGAGAGGGTCAGCGGCCGGGGAGGGCGCGGGGCTGCCGTGCGGCACGCGGGGGTGGCCTGGCGGTGACGGTGGGAGCGCTCAACGGGTCCTCGACTTCGGTGGCTCGGGAGGCGGTGTGGCGGTCTCGATCGGGTGTTCCTCGGCGCAGGTCTTGTGGGTCGCCCGGCCGTAGTCGTCCCGGATGTGCGTGGGCCACCCGGGACAGAAGCGGCAGCGGGCGGCGCGCGGGGCCCAGTGGCCCCGGCGCCAGTCCAGGAGCACCGTCACGGCGGCACTGGTGGTTCCGTGCGGGCCGGGGTCTGGCCTCGGACGCCCGGCGGCAGATCGACGCCAGCGCGGCGGTGGGCTGCGCTGATGGAGTCCCAGTCCAGGCCCAGGCGCTCAGCAATCGCTGCCCGGTCGGCACCGAGCAAGGCCAGCTCCTCGGTGTCGTCGATGACGTCCTGTGACCGGTCGCCACGGCGGGCGTAGACCGGGACCGTGCGGCGCGGGTTCGGCTTCTCGTCGGTCTCGATGTCCGTCCACGCGGTCGGCACAGCCCAGCCCTGCCTCCGGGCGTAGCTGATCCCCCGCTGCGCGACCCACCGATCGACCCCGTGGCGGGTCGGGTCCTGGTCGTGCAGGTCGTCGTAGACGTCGGTGACGGCCAAGTGGGTCGATGCCCAGACGATGTCCTTGCCGAGGATCCGCGACATCGAGTCGACGCTGAGACCGGCACGGCGGCTCAGTTCCACTCCTGGCCAGCCGATCGCCCGGAGCCCTTGCAGTCGCCGCTGGGTCGAGCGGGACGGGAGGAATGCCTTCGGTTCCAGCGCGGTTGGGGCGGCGCGCACTGCCAAGATCTTCGCGGCCGTGGTCGGCCGGATGCGCTGGCGGTCGTGGCGAATCTGGTGGATCTCCCACAGCAAGAGCCCTGCCAGTCGGGCGATCTGCCTGTACGCGATGCCGCTTTCGTGGACGGCCTCGATGTGGGCCCGGGCCGGTGCGGCGTCGACATAGGGTTGCCAGGTGCCGTATCCGATCATGCGGGCGCGGTGCCGTGCCCACGCCGCCTCAAGGTCGCAGCAGGGCAGACAGTTGCAGTTCTTCGAATGACCGGGGACCGCGGTGGGCAGCGGGGTGTGCGTGCGGATCAGCTGCCGGGCCGGGGCCTGGCGCTCGTCACGCACAGCGGTTGTCACGAAGCCCTCGACCAGGAGGGCCGGTCCGCGGCCCGCGTGGCCTGTGTCCCGTGGCCGGAGCGGGCGGCGCTCTCCCACAGAGGCATGACCAGCGGCATCGGAATCTCCGTCGTCTCCGACGCCCCACCGGGGTGATCGAGCTGGCGCCGGAGGTCACGGATCACCTCGGTGGCCTCGACGCCGCGCCGTTGCTCGACCGCCAACGACTGCTCGGCGGCAGTGGCGCGGGCCACTGCCTCATCGCGCTGCTGGACGAGCTGGCCCATGAGGGTGTCGGCGTGGCCGCGCAGGGTCCGCTCTTCGGCGAGCTGCCGGGCGGTGTCCGTCACCGCTGATACGGCGGCGGCCAGGGCGTCGGTGAGCTGCTGCCACGCGGCAGGGGTGCGGCGGTGTGTGCCGGCCGGGCGGCTGCGGAACAGTACGGTGCTCATCGGGCGCCCTGCGCGGTGGCCGGAGTGGTGCTCGGGCGGAGGCGGTTGAGCTGCTCGTTGAGGTTCCTGGAGGTTTGCAGTCGGGCCTCCAGCTCGGTGATCTCACCCCTGAGCTCACGGTTCTGGACGGCAAAGCGGTCCTTGAAGAACACGGCGGTGCCGAGGTCGTCCTTGGCGTCGGTGAGCTGGGTCTCGAGCGTGGCGATGCGGGCGTCGCGCGCCCGGATGGTGCGGGTCTTCTTGCCGAACATCGGGGTCTCCCCATGCTGATGCTGAGCTGTGAGTTGTGGGGTGGGGCCGCCCACGTGGGGCGGCCCCGGGGCGGCTCTCAGGCCGCGTCGTCGGGCTGCATCGGCGGAGTCAGTAGCTCCGGCGCGATATCCGGGCTCAGCAGGCCCTCGCGGTATGCGGCGGCGATGGCGTCCTCGCCGTCGGCGGTGAACGTGAGGCGGTGCCCGCGCTGGCGCTGCTGCGGGATCTCGATGCCGGGGATGATCTCCCCGGTCTCGGGATCGATCGGCTTGCCCGACTTCTGTATGGCCTTGAACAGGGCGTTCTGCCATGCCGGGCTGACCTCGCGGATGAACCGGGCGGTGTGCACGGTCGGGTACGTGTCGCGGACCCAGTTCAACCACGCCGCCTCATCGATGACGCGCGGAGCCGGATCCGGATCGGTCAGGACGACCCTGGCGACGATCTGGCCGTCGGGCATCACGGCGCCGAAGGCGGAGACGCCTCGTTGCGCCTCGTCATCCATCGCGGCCTGGACGCGGCCACGCGCAGCCTCATAGAGGCCCTTGACCGCAGTCACATGCAGCTGCACCGCAGCGAGCCGGGCCTTCAACGCGGCCTCGGCCAGGGCCAGTTCGGCCAGCGATTCACTCATGCGACGGCGCTCCGTCGCATGTTGGTCGCCATCTCCTGAAACGCGGCGACGCTGCCGTGGTCGATGGGCATGTTGTAGGCGCCCTTGAACGCCTCCGCCAGGTCGGCGGCCGGCAGCCCGATGTCGGTGGCGGCGTGCTCCATCGCGGCCTTCGCCTTGTCCCAGCCAAGCTGCGAGATCTGGTCGAGCGTGTCCTGGTCGGCCCCGGACGCGCTGGCGAGATTCCACACGTGCTCGACCGCATCCGCGTCAGGTGCGCTGACCGCGTCGGCCACGTAGTCTTGCGTCGGCTGAGCAGTGACCGGCTGTGCAACAGGCCGCGCGCCGTACGGGCCCGGCTGGGGCCGCTCCGCTGGACGTGTCGGCGACGGCGGCGCGGGAACAGCGGCGAGCTTCAGAGCAGACCCGTACTCCTTGATGAGCTCGCCCAGGGCGATCGACTCCTTGGAGACGGGATGCTCAACGAACTCCCCGTGCAACCGTCGCTGTCCGGTGCGGGCGAAGAGGTCCAGCGCGGCCGCGTAGGTCAGGTCGGGGGTGGTGAGCTCGTCCAGGAACGTCTTGACCAGGTCGATGCCGTGGCCGAGCTGTTCCAGGATGACCTGGCCCAGTTCCTCGCCCGGGTGGTGGACACTCAGGCCCTCCAGCGGCGCGTACCTCGTCTTGGTGACGGTGCCAGTGCCCTCGACCATGTCGAGGATCAGACCGAGTTCGTACTCGGTACCCTCACGCTGGACTGCCTTCACGCCGAGCTTCTTGACCTGCTTGCCCTTCGGGCCGTCCTCGATGACGTAGTCGCCCTTGGTCCGCATCGTCACGATCAGGTGCCCGGGGTAGGTCAACAACGCATCCAACATGTCCTGCTCGATCGGGTTCCCCGTGCGCCAGCCGCCGAAGGAACCGCCCGCCCCCGGGGCCGATCCGGCCCGGTCCACGATCTCCAGCAGACCGCCGCGCCCGTTCCAGAAGTGCGACCAGGAGTCAACGATCAGGACCGCGAGTCGGGCCTCCCGGGCGGCGCGCACCGCCTGGATGAGGTTGCGAGGGTCGTGGGTGTCCATCGGCATGTGGCCGAAGACGTGACCCCCGAGGTCCGGCCGACCGGGGACCGGGGCGTAGGTGAGCGCGGAGCCGCGCTCAGTGTCGACCAACCCGATCTGAGCGCCCTGGGCCAGGCTCTCGGCGATGCGCAGGGCGGTGAGCGTCTTCCCGGATCCGGCCGGGCCCTGGAGCCCGATCCGGGCCCGGGCCTGCTCCCGAGTCGCGGGAGCGAATGCGAAGGTGGTCATGCTGCTGTCCCCTTGAGGCGGGCGGTCAGGGTCTGGTTGGCGGCCGTGACGAGCTCGGCGCCGAGCGCCATGGCCTCCCGGCGGCGGAGGTCGACCTGGACGTGCTCGGTGATCGCGGCCTCGGTCAGCTCTTCGCGGTACTGATCGACCACGTGGCTGGCGTTGGACACCATCCACTCGGGCACGTCGCGACGCTCCTGGTCGCTCTGCAACCCTGCGAGGTGGGCCCGGGCGGCGGCGAGGTCGAGCAGCAACTGCCCGACGGTCTCGGGGTCGTCGCCGTAGGCGTCGGCCAGCATGTCCAGGACCGCAGGCACGACGCCGTCGGCGCGCATGTGAACGGCCAGGCCGTCAGCGCTGATCCGCGCGGTGATCGTCACGCCGCCACCGCCCGGCTGTACGTGGCCGCCCAGGCGCGGGCCGCAGCCTCGTCGCCGAAGAAGGCGAGCTTGCGGACGCCGCCCTGGTCGTACCCAACGTGCCAGCCAGCGCCCCGGTTCTCGCAGATCGCGATGTTCGTGATCGGCAGTCGCACGATGGTCCAGACGTGCACCGGTACGCCGTCGATCACGCCGTCCACGGTGTGATGGAACTTCTCGTTGTCGTTGTCGTCCCGAGAGACCGTCACGGGCACGTCGAGGCGCCCGCTCCACAGCTGAACGCTTTCTGCATCCCCACGCTTGGTCCACAGGCGCAGGTTCGGCATCGGGCTGAACCCGGCCACACCCACCTTGACGTCGTACAGCTGCCAGGCGGGGTCGGCTTCAGCGGCCAGGCGCCGGCCGAGCGCGATCGCCGCCGTGGCCTGTGCCAGGAAGTCCTCCAGGTACGGCAAGGACCGGTGAGCTGGGGCTGAAAGCTGGGGGTTCGTGCAGGTAGGCTCGGTGATCGTCACGGCCTACTCCTCTCGCAGGTCAGGGGTGGGTACGGGCATGGGTCGCTCCGGTGGCATCCGGGGCGGCCCGCACTGCGTCAGGCCGCCGGGCGCGCCTGGGCGGGCAAGTGCGGCCGACGGGTCCGGGCTGCTGGGGCGAGTGCGGGGTTGCTTCGCGAGTCCGCGGCCTTGCATGCCTTGAGGTAGTCGTCCAGCGCGGTGATCTCGTAGACCACGCGTCCGGCGTGCTTGAAGCTCGCCGGGCCCACGCGGCGGTGGCGCCACTTGTGCAGGGTGCTGTCCTCGACACCGAGCCGCTTGGCGGCTTCGGGGAGCCAGACACAGCCTGCTGGTGCGCGGCCGCGCATGATGGCGGTCACATCTCCTCCTGGGGGTCGTCAGTACGATGGGCGGAATCGTCAGCATTCGGAGACGGCGGAGGCGCAAAAAGGACCAGTACGGCGACGCCGAGGGCCTCCGCGATGCGGTGGGCGTGCTGCATGTCCGCATCGACTCGCTGGCCGGAGAGCAGGTGTCCGATCGTCGTAGGCGAGCAACCGACGGCTTCGGCCAGCGTTCGCACGCTGTATGAGGTGCCCCGGCCGGGGTGCTGCATGATGCGGCGCATGAGATCGCGGTCGCGCAAGGTGTAGCGGATGATCACTGTCTCTCCATGTGCGACGTTCCGTCTCGCTGTGCTGACGAAGATAGCCAACTTGAGACGTGTCGTCTAGGAATCCTGACGAAATGATGTGGATGTTGTGTGGGTGTACCGTGGCGATGGCGTCGATCTGTAGACATTCCGTCTGCTGATTGAGACGCTATGCGGCGACTGACCTGCGACGATCCGTCGCCAGGCGGGCATATGCCTGATACAGGTGATGTGCACGAGACAGGAGATTCCGATGGCACCAGCAGGCGAACAGCCGCGCGATGCCCTCTCAGCGCTCCTCCGCGAGGCCAACGCCGCCGGCGACTCCTACATGGACCTCTCGAAGAGGGCCATCGACCCGGAGACCGGCCAGAGGCTGGGCAAGCCGTGGATTAACAACCTGGCACTCGACAAGCAGACGTCCGCGCCGAAGCCTTGGCAGTTGCGCGCCATCGCAGCATGCTTGGCCAAGCCGCTGACCTTCGTTCAGAGCGCAGCCGCACGCCAGTACCTCGACTTCGAGGTGAAGGCCCTCTCCGGCTACAGCGACGACGTGCGTGTGGTCGTCAGCCACCTGGCCGGGATGACCGAGACCGAGGTTCGGCAGTACCGGGCGATGGTCGAGGCCTCTGAGCGCATCAAGCACGAACAGCAGTAGCCGACGGCTACCGGAGGGGGAATCGTGATCAGGAAGGTCTACAAACTGGACCCGGAGCTGGGCCCCGATGTGCCGATGGAGGCACGCGAGACTCGGGGCCAGATCGTGTATCACTGCTCGCCAGCGCACTTCACAGAAGAGGCGGTCATCAACCTGACCCTCGTCGAGCAGAAGTTGCTGGAGGGCGGGCACTGGTTCCAGCTGTGGGGCGGCGAGATCGTCTCGATGGAGTCTCCCGACATCCCACCTGCCGATCCAGGGCAAGAATCTGACGCCGCGTAGCGGCGGCCCGGACCAGGGGGGAGGCGGAGATGCCCGGCTATATCGAGGACCGCTGGATGTTCAAGCGGGTCAACAAAGAGACCGGCAAGCGAGAGCGCAAGGACCGGTACGGGCAAGGTCTGCGCTATCGCGTGTGCGGCATTCCCGGCGTCAAGGATGAATCATTTGCGGTACTAGCCGACGCAAAGAACTGGTTGGCGAGCGCGCAGACGGATGTCCGGCGTGGTGTCTTCATCGACCCGGAGCTCGGCCAGCAGCTGCTGCGCGACTACTTCGAAGAGGTCTACTGGCCCGGAGTCGTCGTGTCCTTGGGCACGAGCCGCACGATGCTTGGCAAGATCCGCAACCACATTCTTCCCCACCTGGGCCACTTGCCGCTCGCTGAGATCCAGGAGGAGCACATCCGCACCTGGGTCGCGACAGTCCGGCGCACCCAGGCCGTCAGCACTACTCGCGTGATCTACGACTACCTGTCGGCGATCCTCAACGCTGCGCACACATCAGGACGCAAGACGTCCAACCCGTGCTCAATCCGGGGCATCAGGCCGAGGAAGCCCGGTAAGAAAGCGCGGGCTTTCCAGGCCGTACAGGTGAGTTCCCTGCGAGAAGAACTGCGACCCCGGGACCGAATCGTCCTGGATCTGGGAATCGGGGCGGGCCTGCGCCAGGGCGAGGTACTCGGGTTCGCGCCGGAGGACATCGATGAGGCAGCGGGAATGCTCCACATCCGCCGGCAGGTGCAGCGCGACGGAGGCCGCGCCTACCTGAAGTTGCCGAAGGGCGACAAGGAGAGGGACGTGCCTCTGTCGGACGGGCTGCTGGCACGCTTGCGGGCGTACATGGAGCAGTTCGAGCCGGTGGAGATGACCCTGCCGTGGATCGGCCCCGGCGGCCCTGGCGGCCCAGATGAGAAGGTGACGACCCGGCTGTTGGTCACGACGCGCTACCGCAATGCGGTGGACGGCAGCAGCTGGGATCTCGACTCTTGGAAGCCGGCGCTCGGGCGCGCCGGCATCATCCGCGACCAGGGCCACGGCGTGCGCCGGGCGACGGCATCCCACCGAGGCAGCTGGCCCGGTACCCGCGAGTTCGGGTTCCACATTGCGAGGCACACCTACGCCTCTGTGCAGCTCCAGGCGGGCGAGAGCATCGTGGACTTGTCGGGCTGGCTGGGGCACGACGACCCCGGCTTTACGCTGCGGACGTACACTCACTTCATGCCCGGCGCGGGCGCCAAGGGCCGCACAGCGATGGACGCGTGGATGGCAACAGCGGCCGCGTAAAAGATCTCTACTAGAACTCTACGGGGCCCGATTCGAGCCCTGAGGGCGTCCGCTCGATCGCGGCGCCGGACCGCCCCGGAGATCGGCTGGGATCCCGGGGCGGTCGGTGTTTACGCAGGTGAAAGGGCAGTCGGCGGCGGGTGGGTCAGCTGCGGGTGGCGAGGGCGCGGAGGAAGAAGGTGAGGTTGGCGGGGCGTTCGGCGAGGCGGCGCATGAAGTAGCCGTACTACCTACCGCCACCCGGGGCGTATCCCCAGGTCGAGGTCCATCAGGCCCTCCGCAGTGGCCATGACGTGCTTAGACGTCCCGTGACGCCTTGAGACGACCTAGGACCAACTTGAGACAGTTGGCCCCCTACCAGGGCCCTACGGAAAGTGGATCACTACGAATACTCCCCGAGATCTACCCACTTGACCTGGGTAAACACCATCATACGGAAGGCCCCGCTCTCCGGTACCTTCGCCGGGGAGCGGGGCCTTCAGCCCGTCGATCAAGCAGTCAGAGCCACGGCCGGAGGCCCCGGCACATACGGGCGCCCCGTCCGCAGAGCATCGTGCTCACGCTCACCCTCCATGAGGCTCGTACACGCCCCGCAGGCACGAACGGGGTGCGGGCCGGGGAGATCGGATGGCCGGATGCTCCCCACCACGGCAGTGGGTACGCTGCGGCGGGCACAGCGGAAGCAGCTCCCGTCCACCCATTGGTAGAGCGCGAGGATCTCAGCGGGTGTGAGGGTAGGAGCTGATGGTTCTCCGGGCAACGCGCGCATCTCCTCTTTGGTTCGCCTGCTACGGCCGCCCAAGAACGGCTCGGCCTCCGAACGAGGCAGGCTGAGGAGCAGAACCGGATCAGGCGATGGTGACGCGATCCGACCGTCCCTCTACTGCCTCCGAGAGAAACTGGCGAGACGAGGGCCAACTGGGTCGCCGCACCGGCCCCGGCCCCCCGTCGCTCGCCGCAGTGCCCTCACCCGGTCCAGATCGAGTCGTCCGGAGCAGCCGCTCCGCCCGACGGGCTCGGGGACGCGCTCGGCACAACGCTGTCGACGGTCCAGATGGAGTCGGACCGCGGGTGCGCGGGTCCGGCCGGCCGGGGCGCGAGGACCGCAATGGCGGCGACCGCAAGCACGGCCAGGGCCACCGCCGGATGGCGAAGAGCTCGGGACAACGGCAACTTGACTCCTTATTTCGCAGCGCAACTTCGCGAGCACAGCTGACTACCACAGTGATATGGCCGGGGCCTCGCACGTTGCGGCATCGATTCCGTGCGATCTACAGTCAAGCACTGATAGAACTCGGTCAAGGCGTAGTGGCCGTGGGTTCCCGCCAGGGGGTTTTCCACCATGCAGAGAGATGAGCTATGTCCGAATCGTCGGATTCGCAAAACGGCAGGCGCCTCGTATCCAGCAACGCTATCGAGGCGTACAGGATCATCGTTTCCGGTGGGGACGCCTCCGGCCAGCCGGAGGCCGTAGCCGAGCTCCGAGCCGCGGGGCTGGTGGTGCCCATGCCCGGCTCCACGGATCGACTCCTCGCCGTTGATCCACACGAGGCGCTGCCCCGGCGCCGAGAGGAGTTGCACCGCGCCGCACGTGCGCTGATGGACGACGCGGACGCCATCGTCCCCCTCCAGCGTGAGCTGACGGCTGCGTTCCGCATCGCGCGAACCGACCTGTGGAGCCAGGGCATCGAGCGCCCACGGGACCTCGCAGAGGCCAATGTGCGGATCGCCGCAATCCTCTCCAACGCCGTCCAGGATCTGCTCACCATGCAGCCCGGGCATCGCCAAGAAAGCACCCTGGAGGCGTCTGCCGACCGTGATTTCGACGCCCTGGAGAGGGGCATCAAGATGCGGACTCTCTACATGGATAGCGAGCGCGAATATCCGTACATTCAAAAATGGGTGGCCGAGGCAAATCAGCGTGGCGCTGAAATTCGTACCATGCCGCGCACCTTCATGAGGGCCATCATTATTGACCAGCGTATTGCCGTCATTACCGACCGCACGAGGACATCCGGTCCCGGCGCTGTCCCTGGTGCCGCCGTCATCGTCCACGACGTTGGCGTCGTCGGCGAACTCGTGAGCCAGTTCGAGCGGGAGTGGGCACAAGCGCGCCCATGGGACGGCCAGTCAAATTCGCAGGTCAACCGCCTTGGTGAGCTCTCGCAGGTTCAGCAGGACGTGCTACTGGGACTCGTGAGCGGGGCCACCCAGAAGAGCCTCGGGGCCCGACTGGGGATGAGCGTCCGCCAAATCGAACGTGCTATCGATGAAATCAAGCGAGTCATCGATCCATCCGGCGGCCCGGTCTCCGCTGCCCAGATGGGGTACTGGTGCGCCCGCATGCAAGCGCTGGACGAGGTCAGGTAGGGGCAATCCCATTGATCTGCCATGAACGCGACAGAACGAAACTCCGGCATATGCATTTCACGCACGCAAGCGGAGTCAGATCTGCTACGTAGCAACGTCAGCCATATTCCCTAGCCTCGGCCCTATCACTGGCATGATCACCGACTGGGGCACGGATGAGCGACGCGCAGTATCAGCGCATCGCCGCAACCCTCCGGCAGCAGATCGCCGACGGCTCACTCCCACCGGGGGCTCCCCTTCCGTCTTGGCGCGCCTTGGCCGTCGAGCACGGTACCGGCCAGGGAGCAGTCCGCCTGGCGATCCAGCTCCTGCGGACCGAAGGCCTCGTAGAGGGGCGGCAGCGCGCCCGCCTGACGGTGGCCCACCCTGTACCCGTGCATACCCTCACGCACCCCGACGCCCCATGGCCCCACGGCCAGGGCGACAGCGAGACAATCACCACCGCCGCCACAGCCGACATCGCCGACCGGCTGCACCTGCGGACAGGTACCCGCGTCCGGCGCCGCCGCACCGAATACCTCGACTCCGCAGGACGCCCGTCACACCTCGTCACCGTCTGGCGCCACCGCAGATCACCCGTGGACGCCACGGCCATGACCGTCGAGATCAGCAGCCGCCAGCTCACCCCAGACGAGGCACTCGCGCTCGGACTGGCCCGCGAGACCTCAGCGCTGCACCTCATCCGCACCCACCTCGCCTCCGACGGCCGGCCACTCGACACCGCCGACCTCGTACTGCCAGCCGACCGATGGCGGATCCGCCTCGGAACCGACTCGCTGATCGCATCAGCTCACCCTTCCCCGTCCGACTGAGCTCCCCGGGCCTGGGCGGCGGCCAGCTCTTCGGCGACCTCCCGCAGGCGGCTGGCATAGCCGGTGAGCATGTCGGCGAAGGCGTGGACGTCGGACGGCTGGTCCATGGTCACGTGCGCCACCATCTGCGTCGAGGCGCAGGCTTCGCTGTCCTCGGGGCCGGCGTAAGGGGACCAGTTGATGGTGGTCTCGAAGTCGACGTCGAGTTGCTTCCACTTCGCGGCCAAGGTGACCGGCCGGGACTCGTGGAACCGGTCGGCGACGGCTACGTCGTCCCAGGGGTGGTTCCCCGTGCACCAGTCCGGGCAGCGGCGCAGCGGATTGGTGTTGGTGTCGGTCATAGTGAGTAGGTCCTTGGCGTCTCGGCGTACGGAGTGACGGGCGGGTTCTTCTCGCACGGCGGGCAGATGACCACGGTCCAGCCGGGCCCGCTGGACTGATCGATATGTTCGACCAGTCGGCCAACCGTCTCGCGCCCGCAGTGGCGGCAGTGCCCGAAGGCCCGTTTCTCCGCGATGCTGCTCGCCGCGGTGCCGGCCGCCGCGGCCATCGCCTCGGCCTCCTCCATGAACCGCTTCCAGCAGTCCGGATGGGTCACCCCGACCAGCGGCGACACCCGATTGCCCGGCTCCAGGCGCGCGACCGGACTGCCCGCCGGGTTCATGCAGTAGTCGCAGATGTGCTCCCTCGGACCGTTCACGATCCCTCCCCGGTGAGGTCGTCGATGATCGCCAGGGCGTTGAAGAGGCTGGCCCGCAGCGCCCCGGCCGCCTGGGCGACCTCGAACGGAGAAGCGCCCGCCAGGTCCAGCTCATGGGCCCGCTGCAAGTCGTTCTTGGCCACCCGCACACGGAAGTCCTGCTCCGGCGATAAGCACCGCACGGGGTCAGCAGGGTCGGTCAGCAGCAGGGTCAAGGAATCCACAGAATCTGCCATACCCAGCACGGTAGAGAAGGGCGTTGCTGCAACGCTCCGAAGTTGCTTCGGATTGCTTGCGCACGGCGCCGGGTTTCCCGGGATGTCTACGCAAGGTCCAGAGCGGAGCGCGCCCGGGCGATGAGGCGGTGTGCCTGAGCGCCGTAGAAGGCGGAGTCGTTCAGCGTGTCCCAGATCTTGGTGAACAGCTCAACGTCAGTGGCGTCGTCGAGCCACATCTCGGCGTTCCATGTCTCGGAGATCACGAGCCGGTCGTCGTAGATCCAGAAGCCATCACCGGGGGCGATCTTGAGGGGTGCCTCGAAGGGGATGATGCCGAGTGAGACAGTGTCCATTCCGAGTAGCCCGGTCAGCCGATCCAGCTGCCCAACCAGGACCTCCGGGCGGCAGATGAGCACGCGGAGCGCTCCCTCCCAGATCAGGACGTGGAACTGCCGTCCCGGTTCGTACAGGGCTTCTTGGCGTCTCATCCGGGCACTCACGGCCGGTTCGATGTCCCTTGGCGTGCCGCGTAGTTCCACGTATCGAGTGAGAACGGCGCGAGCGTACTCGGCTGTCTGGAAGATGCCAGGGATCACCCCGAACTCGGCGCCGCGCATCACCCGTGTCTGCGAAAGCTCGACGATTCCGGCTTCCTGCCGGGCCCGGTGACCACTCGCCAGCTGCCTACGCCAGGAGCGGTAGCGCGTCTCGAAGCCTCGCAGGCGCCCCTTCAGTTCAGCTGCCGACTCTGGGTTACCCACACCACGTGCCCAGGCGTCGAGGTCCGCCAGGCTGGGAGTCTGCTTGCCGTTCTCCAGCTTGCTCACCTTCGAAGGCAGCCAGCCCAGGCTCCCCGCCAGCTGCCGCCCGGTCAGGCCGGCCTCGGTGCGCAGCTCGCGCAGCCGCGCACCGAGGGTCATTCGGGCCTGTTGGAAGTCTGTGCTCACTTCACAGACGGTACCTCCGCCAGGAAGTCCCGGGCTGGGATCGCGAAGTGCAGCGCGGCATCCCGGATCTGGCAGCCCCGCAGCACCTCGGCTGGCTTGTCACTCAGCGTCATTCCGAGGGAGCGGTCACCATCGAACTGGAAGACCCCGATGGTGCGGGAATCGAACAGCCAGAAGTCGAACTCTGGCAATCCGCAGCGAAGTGCTTCAGCGCGGAGCAGGTATCGGATGTCCTCACCTGCGTCGATGCTGTCGGTGACATCAGCGAGCAGGAACCTCTGGTAGTCGGTCAGTGGTTCGTCCGCAAGGCGCACCCGGCCCACGGTCTTCCCCTGCAAGGCGAGGTGCCGCATAAGCACCAGCCACGGTCGGCCTGGGTCGGACACGTCCTCGCCGCGTAGGAATGCCCGGAGCGCTTCGCTCTCGGCCGCGACGCCGTAGGCGCGCCGTGTCTCCCATCGCCATGCTGTGTGCTGGAATCCGTCGCGGAAGAACTCCGTGATGGCCGGGCCGCTGATGAGGTCGGCCACGCCGCCTACTCCTTGGGCGCGAAGCGCACCAGCAGGGACTTCGGGATGACGACGAAGGTCTCCCCGGCACGCACGTCCTTGAGCTGCGCCAGCGCCTCGGGGTCGTCGAGGATGTCACCCTGGACAACCATCCGCTCGGTGTCGTCCTCGATCTCGTACAGGGTCGGGCAGTCGCCATCCTTGGACGTGGTGCCGACGAACTTGAGCCTCATGGTGATCACCTTTCGCTCCTCCCGGCCGATTACCGGGCTGCTGCGCACGGTAGCGCCGGGGCGCCGAGATACAGAAGACCGCCCCCCCCCGGCACATCGCCAG